AACAAGCCCACAAGGTAGATATTGTTGAAAAGAGTCTCTTATCAACAATATCTACCTTGTGGGCTTGTTCAAATGCCGCCCCAAAACCGAAGCCATTTTTCAAAAATATCCCCCGGAGAATTTTCAAAGGCCGCCGCGATGCATAGGGGGTGCCATTTTGGAGAGGTCCCCCTATACCCTTTTCATGTGTTTGGAGCCCTATAATCAGCCGTCGTTAAGGTAAAATTCCTCAAAAATGACAAAAAGAAATGCGCTCTGAATCAGAGAACATTTCTTTTCCCAGTTTTATGGGCTTTTTGTGGTCACATGGTCGTCGCGGGCTCGGGTTTCAGCGTTCGCTTCACCTTTTTGTAGATACCCAGGGGGTCGTACTTGATGATGTCGTTGATGGCTCGCTCGATTTCTTCCATGTTCTCCTGCTCAGAGAGCTGATCGGAAGTACGGGCGATGCGCGCTAAGAAAGCGCAGGAGTGATACCCGTTGTCTTCGTCGAACCGATACCAGGCTTCATACTGGGTAAAAGGGTCATACGGGTTGTCGGTCGTTGTAAGCATACACGTTTCCATTCGCTCTCCCTTCCTTTCTTACTCATTGAGATACTTGGAAACAACAGAAGATGAAAGGTTCAAAGCATCGGCGATCTCGGCATTAGTGCAGCCAGAGTTTGCCATCGCCTTGATCCGGTTGATGCGAGCTTCAGACAGTTGCGTCGATGCTCTTGGAGTTGCACGGGCGCGAACAACATCAGGATCGGCATAGCGAAGGATCTCTTTCAAAGTTGTGTCAGAGATCGCGCCAGCCTGAATTGCTTCCCATTCGCCATCAGAGATTGTAATTCGTGTTCCTTTTCCGCTTGCGCCAGTAGCAACACGAGCATCGCTGATTGCGGCACGACGAATCTTAGAGATCTCGTCTTTGTCGGTGACATTGTTGGCCTGAATCTTTGCCTTTACCTGGGCATTGGCGATACGCTGAGCCTCACGTTCACGAGGGGCGTTAAGCTGAGCCGTCTTCAGGGCGCTGGTCAGTCTGGTAACTTCAGGAGCATAAGCCTTTGCTGCACTTGCATTGCGCACCAAAGTAGGCGTCGCCAAGTATTCCAGTCTCGCACGATTGGCGAGCGCCTTCATACGGTTAGCGTAATCAGCATAAGCGTCCTCCTGAACAGTACCGGAAGACAGGGTTCGGATGTCGTCGGTCTTCTCCAAAAGTTTGATTTGCGTTGTGGCAGGAACGGTTTTCCCAGTCTTCGGGTCTACATAGGTTCGACCAGATTCCTTGTAGATGACCTTACCTGTCTCCCTGTCGATACGACCGCTACCCTGACGCTCCGGAACAGAAACATTCTGCTTTCTCCGAGAGAGCAGAGTAGAGGCCCCACCCACTTCCTTACCAGTTTCAGGATCTATGTAGCCCTGCCACCGTTTCCGAAGGGTGGGGATGTCGTTCTCGATCTCAGACCGCTTGTAGTCCAGCTTGTGCTTGGCCGCGTCGATAACGACCATGCTATGCTTGACAGCCTTAGTGATTTCTTCCTCGGGGGCTCCTTTTAAGGTCATATCCGTGATCAGGTTGGAGATCTTACCCATCTCTATCTGGGTGGCTGCTTTTGAGAGGAGCCGGACGCCGGTCTTCCCCTCGGTGGAGTATTCGACTTTTGGGTCGAAGTCCTTCAAACCATCCAGGGCGGGGGTGGATTTTACCGATACCTTCCCGCCCACAGGGATGACAACTACCTGGTCGCCGTCAAAGTCAGCCCCGGAGAGCCGCTCCGCCACCTTTGGATTGATACCGACGGCGTCACGGATGTTCTTGCCCAGAATCGAGATCGCTGACTGATTTTTGTTGTTGACTGTCAACTCAGGGATCTCAAAAGTACCCCCATGGGGGTAGCGAATCAAGACGACCTTCTCTCCATTCCGATAGTTAGGGGCATAGATCTCCGTCTCCTTCATTTTTGTGATGGGGAGGATCACTTGCGTACTCTGCCGGGGGAGAGCGGCCGCTTTCAGGTGAACAACAGCGGAATCGCACTCGTCCGCAAAGTCCATCAGCAATTTCCGCTTGATGGTGGGGTTATTCAGGGAGCGGATCTCGTCGAATTCATCAGCGGCATCGGCGTAAGTCAGGTCAAGCTGCTTCTGAATCAGCTTGATAGGCTGCTTGGAAAGAAACTGGGAGGACAGGTTCTTACTCATTTTGTCCCAGTCCCCCTCCTCCTTCAGCTTGTTGATAGCTGACAGAGATTTCTTCTCTCCAGTGATGGGGTCCGTGTACTTGCCATTGGGGTCGGGGTAGTAGCTCTGACCATTGGCCTTGATGAACGCGCCGAAAGGATTATCAGGATCGTCCTGAATCTTCTTCATAACATCCATCTTTGGCGTGCCCGAATGCTTGTTCGTGTTGAACACGATGTCGGCGCCATCCGGCATGTCGTCAGAGTACATGGCCATGCCTTTCAGATAGTGGGTTCCATCTACAAGGATACGAACCTGGGCATAGTGGGAACCCCCCAAATCGAGGTCGGCCACACCACGGCGAAGTTCGATGACGCCATCCTTAGAGGTGCCACCTTCATCACCATAACGGATCTTCACCCGGCTGGAGTCAATGCTGGCCGGATACTCCCGTTTATCCCAGGATGCACCCCCATCGGCAGAGTGATAGTCGCCGACCGACTTGATGATGTCTAAGTTCTGGTAGGCGTCACGCTGCTCAATGTCGGGCACGGAGATAACGGGAGTGATGGTTCGCTTCTTCGGATCGTTCACCTGGGGGACGCCAACGCCATAGCGGTTGTGGCCCTCAGTTTCCAGAATGAACAATGCTTCCTGGAGCACGCCTTTGGAAACGCCGAGCTGCTGCTCCACGCCCTCGCCCACGTCAAGAGCACCTTTGACCGCCAACTCCTTCTTTAGAGCCTCAGCGGTGGCAAGGGCCTTGTTCTTATTACTGGCTGTATTCTCGTTGAGCAGGGCACGGACAGAGGAGTCATTGTTGTAACCCATGATCTTGGCGATCTCGTCCAGCGTTTTTCCCTCTTCCCGAAGGGACTTGGCTCGCTCAGCCTGCAAGGCACGCCGCTCATGTTTCGCCACGCGAACCTGCATGCGGAGGTCAGTGGTGGACATCTTCAGTTCCTCGGCAATTTCCTTTTGAGATTTACCGAGCGCTTCAAGCTCCTCCACACGGGCCAGGAAGTCTCCGCCGTGTTGGTAAGGGTTCTCGCCAGAACCCCAGGGGTAGCGCCCAGAGCGCCTCTTGACGCCATAGTGCATCAAAATATCGTCCACAATGGGGTCCATGGCTTATTCCTCCTCTTCCTTGATACTGTTGATGATTTTGTCGAACGTAACAATGCGATCCATGATGGGGAAAATATCCTCGATGGTAGGCTTATGGTAGAGGATAGTGTCGTTCTGGTAAATACGCAGTTCCATCTCAATCTCGTTTGGTTTGTAGTCATACTCCAAACAGAAGAGGGCCGCGTAAACCATAAGCTGCTCCATGTGCGTTGGGGTCTCGCCGGTCTTCAAATCATGAATCCGAAGAATGTCTTTCCGAAAGGAAATGGCATCGGCAGTTCCGAAACAGTTCGGGGAATAATATAGGATTTGCTCGGGGGTCATCTTGTACCCGATGGCGTCGTTCACATACATGTTCAACGTCTTCTGGGATTTGGGCAGTCGCTGACCCAGTTTGATGCACTGAGCCGCAAAAGCGTGAAGAGCCGTCCCGCGCTGAGCCGCCCGGTATTTGGCATAAGCATCGGCGATCTTCTCCTCTGAGTAATTGATCCAGTGATAACCACTGGCGCTAAGAAAGGCATGCTGCCCCTCAAGGTTGGAGTGTTTTGCGAAGTTCATCCAGCACTTCCTCCTTATTCTCCGGGGAAATGAATCTGGAGAAGGACATCTCATTCATCTTCCCAACATAATACTCTTGGTTCGGCTGTCTCTTAGCGCTTGCAGATTTCTTACACTCAAGGGAGGCCCATTTTTTGCCATAAAGAATGAGCAGGTCAGGGATGCCCTGGCGCTGGTTCATCTTGAAGACCATGCAGCCGGGGAAGATCGTTTTCAGATTGGCAATCAGCCTGTCCTGAAAACCGCTTTCCAGTCTCGCGCTTCTGGCCATGAAACAGGCCTCCTTTCTGATAAAAGTGATAGAAAGAATAGGATACGCGCGACATATCTCTCTCCTCTCCATAAAAGAGTCTGTTTTTTTCGCGGAAAGAAAAACCAGCCAAATATCAATCTGCGCAAAAGAAAAGAGCCGCTGTGTTAGCGGCTCAAATCTTATTCGATCGTAAATCCTATTTTTCGTTTCGGCTTACTATTTTCCTCAGCAATTTTCTCGACCTTCGGTTTACCAAACGATTGCCAGATCGTGGCGCCGGCAGCAGTTCCAATCGCCGCCACCATCGACGTGGTAAACGTCATAAGTAGTTGGGTCGGGGTTCCAAAGTTGAGTTTCATACTATCGCCTCCCATAAAGGCGACTGCATTTTCGGCGGAAACGAAAAGAGCCGAGGCACCATCAGGCACCCCGGCTAAATTACAAATATCCATGTCGTGTTCATCAGCTGTTGTTCCTCAAATACCGAATCAGAATCCAGATCAGCCAGAGACCTCCGGTACAAAAAGTGAGAATAACGTCCAGAATTAGTCCGGCCGTACTCCGTTTCTTTCCGCTATTCCTGCTCATGGGAACTCTCCTTTCCAAGTTCTTTCTTTTTGTCACGACGGATCATCTTCTCGACGCCGGCTCTTGCCTTGGCGGCAGTATCTCCCGCAACGGCTTTGGCGCGCTCCATCTGTTCGGCCCGCTTAACTGCGCGCTCCTGTTTCAAAGCGGCCTTCTGTTGCTCGGCCTCTTCAAATATCCGTCGACTCTCATTGATGACTTCCTGAGTCACATACTGAACAATGACCGTGTCACCCGGTTTCAACTTCGAGTTGGGGTTTCGGTCAGAGCCAACCACCTGGAGTTCAAAGCAGTCTTTGTATTTGACGCACGCATCCCGAAGGCGAACCTCGATGGATAGCGCTTTCAGACCGCGGCTCTCCAAAAGTTCTTTGGCCTCGTCCAGTTTTAGAGGAAACTTCTTGGAACAGAGCTCGGGCATAAATATCAATTCTTCAGAAGGGCCAAGTTCTTCCTTTTTGGGAATCCGGTCGATAAGCTCGACGGCAAGCGGAGTCACTGCGCCGACAATTCCGGCGACAAGACCCAGCGTACCTCCGATATTGCCGTTCGGCTTCTTTGGTTTGGCCATCGGCTATCCCTCCTTTGGGCAAAATAAAAGAGTGCGCCCCATGGAGAGACGCACCCTTGCAAAAGCGTATCTCTCCATTGTTGCGACACAATCTCATATTAGCCTACGGGCATAACGAGTAAGAGAGAAAACACCTTTTGCCAAAGCATTTTCCCCGTAAGCTAATAAATATATGAAACTGTGTCGTATTGCCAGTATAGCACACCTCCATCCATTTTGAAAGAGGAACTTTGAGGGTTCGACCAGACTTCGGCTCCAAAACCGCAAATATCCACCGGAAACCCGCCAAAATTCCCTTGCTGGCCAGTTGGCCACTTTTTTTTCGTCACTTATATAATTTTTAATATTTTTTTTTCGTATTTAAGTGAAGAGAAAAAGTGGGAAAGTGGCCAGAAAACCCGCAAACCCTTGGGGCGCAACGGTTTCAGCCTGGCCACTTTTGAAAATAAAAGTGGGCAGAAAGTGGGCAAATGGCCAGTTTTTCGCTATTTTCGGCCTTATTTTCATGCAAGATTTTGAAGATTTCTGGCCAGTTTCAAATTAAAAGTGGGCAAATGGCCAGTTTTCGGACTAAAAGTGGCCAGCAAAATGGTCCAAAATCGACCTGCTACTAACAGTAATAGTAGCAGCTTTTGGCTCACTTTTCGGTCGAATCCTGCTGCAAAGTCGCCCACGTTCGTACCCTTCGATGCCCAGCTATACTGTTCTCACCCCAAAATATCAAGCTCTAGTCAGGCCTGTTTCTTAAAAGGCCCGCCGCTGGTAAGGCTGATTTCGAGGAGCCACCGGGACAAATTGGTAGCGAGGAGGGGATGAGCGAACCCGGCGATGAAGGGACATGCCGTACTTTTTAGGCGGCACCCCGTTGCGCTTGGGCCAGAGTTCATCGCTCTCGGCTAGGCCACGAAACATATCCTGGAGCGCCTGTGCGACGTTTTCCATTGCCTGGCCAAAGGCATTCCAGGCATCCGCAATCTTCTGGACAACCGCCAGAGCCTCTTCCATGGTCATAAGTCGTCACCTCTCAAATATTGTTTTGGGATTTGGAAAAGCCTGCCCGCATATTGGTGTAACAGCAGTTGAGTGCCCTTAACAGGTTGTCGATCTGAGCCGTTCGGTCTACCTGAATCTTAACCGTCGGCTCCGGCAACGGTAAATATCCAAGCGCCTCCATCTGCTTATGGTCACAGATGGATACATGCGGACACGCCCTACATTTCGCCGCCAGTCTGGATAGGCCCAAAATTTATCACCTCCAAACCTTTCCGGAGCGCTTGTCCACCAGAACAATCCGCCCCTCGATTTCAAAGTCCGCCAGTTCGCAAATATCAAAGATGGCATAGAGCAGCTTATGGAACCGCTCCTCCTCGGCCTCGATATTCTTCGGAGCTTGGTAAGCTGTGGGGTCTGAGTAACCCTCTGCGTTTTTTCGATCATTCCAGGACAATTTTTCTCACCCCGTTCGTTCATGAATTTGATAAGCGATTGGGCATGCATATCGCTGATGCCGTATTTTTCTTGCAGTTTGGAGATGAACCAATCTGGGACAGGTTTTCTCCCGCATTCGATAGCGGACAGCTCGACCGATGAAATATCAAGATCCTTCGCCATATCATAGAGCAGCATTGCTCGAACCAGGCGAATGTCCCGCACCATTCTTCCAAAAGCATCAAGTCCCATGGTCGCTCTCCTTATGCCATGCTTCGATGTCGACGCCAATTCGCTTTAGCATCTGCGTACAGAGCCAAATATCATCCTGGTCTTCCATCTCATACCGACTGACCAGCTCCTTGATACGGTCATGGAAGGCATCGTAATAAGTCCGAAGCCGCTGAGCCCCGAACCCGAACTGTTCATGCAGCACCCACAGAATGGTCGCGTCGATTTCGGCGATGTGTTTTCTGTCGTACTCCGCAAGCTCCTTCTGGATCTCGATATCCATCGCTTTTTTCTCCGCCGCGGTAAGTATGGCGCCGTACACCTTTCCTCCGGCTTTCTTGACATGCATGGCTTTGGCTCCCTCCCATAATCCAATTTTCCTTGGCAAAGAATAAGGGGACAGCGAAGAACAGCATCAGCACTGTCGCAGTCGCGTCCCCATCGAGAAACATCACAGGCAAAGAGAGCCCAACCAGCAGCAAAGCGTAGAGCTTATTTTTCAAGAGTTCTCGTTTCCACATTTGACACCTCTCCTTCCACAAATATCAATCCCGCTCAGTACACAAAGAGATGGGACGTGTGCCCCTTCGGGTACTTCTTCTGGCCGCGGTAGTTTCCAGCCATCTTCTTACCAGTTACCAGATTGATGGGATAAGCGTTGATGACGGCCCGCCAACTGCCGTAACCAATTCTGCGGTTCACCTTAGAATATCCACGGCGAACCATCTCGGCCTTGGCCATACTTCTGAGTAATTTGCGCATGATTGTATCCTCCTGTTTTACTCAATAATCGGAAGTTCTGCCAAAATATCTTCCGGAATGTTTCCGCTCCAGACATAGGAGTTCTTGAGAATGTAGTTGTTATAGTTCGCGGCTGTACGGTTGGCCCGCATTTTCGCCTGGTCTGCCCAAGACCGCTGCTCGTCGCTTTCGCTGTCCTTATACTGCTCATAGGTCAGCTTGTCGGCCTCATAGGAGGCGATCATCGCCCGGCAGCTGTCCTCCACAGTTTTTCGGGTTTCATAGTTCGTGGCATCGTCAATCTTCTGATCCACATAGTCCACTTGATTTCCGAGCCAGGTGTCACCCCAGCCCAGAAATATCAAGAAAACGCAAATGAGGGCGGCCACTACAACCGCCCCCACAATGCTCAACGCCTTTCTCATGATGTTACCCTCCGACCTTCACGACAGGATCGTCCACCTCAAAGGGAATGTCAGAATAAAGGTAGGTGCCCGTCCATTCGACATACTTACCATCTGGAGTAAAGAAGAATATCCCAGCATCGTTCTCTCCATAGGAGCCGTCCACGTCGGCGACCCAATCAAGCCGATACTCAGAGGAATACGCCTCGCTATCCGGCGTTAAGTAACTGTTCAGACTGCTGACCTTACCATCAACTACAAACCGCCCCACAACGCTGCCGCTCTCAGTAAAGAGCACAATGTATCCAAGGGGCTTTTCTACCTGGCAAACCACGGCCGCAGCCTTTTCTCGCTGCCCGTTGACCCAATAGGCCCGGCGGATTAGGTTATAGCGCTCCAGAGAGAAATCGAGGTCAGTCGGCGTTGGCTGGCGCTCCTGGAGATCGCTCACAGTGTCGAGGGTGGAAACCATGTCTTGATGTTGGCCACGGGGTTCTCCGCAGGCCGAAAGGGAGAATATCATAGTTATGACCATCAGTAGTGTGATGATTTTCTTCATTTTGAAATGTCCTCCTGATTTTTTATCGTGCTACCCCGGTGTTCTGCTGGAAATGCCGGCACTTCAGTTCCACCGGCTCGATCCAGGGAATATCACGGAGTCGAATCATCCGGGCAGAGTTTTCATCTTTGGTAGGCAAATGGACGCTAACTTCATCCACAGCATGCTGGGCCGCCAGATACTCCTCTTTATACTGGCATACATCCCGATGGCTGCATCTGGTGCAGCAGGTTTCCTTTACTCCGAACATACGAACCATCTCCTCATAATTTTTATCAAGCGTTGCCGCTTTAACATTCAGCTGATGCAGAACCATTTGCAACTCGTCTACCAGATAGGTTTTATCATGGCCTTCGCGTTGGGGGAGCATGCTTCGAATCCAATCGGCAGCAGTAATAGGAGGCGGGATTTGCAAACCAAGGTCACGAGCCATGCTGTCAATATATCGCGCCATCTGAGAAGTTGGCGCCACAATAACGGCACCAGTTTTTGCGGATTGCTGAATTAGAAATACGGTCTTACCAGCTTGCCTTCCTGCGACATAAACAGTCATGACACTTCTCCTCCTTCATCGATGGATTCAATAATAGTTACAGTCCCTTCAAATACTCCAAATTCAGATGACTGTTGAAATGTATGAGTTTCCGACTCTTCACCATCCTGCATAGGCCTGGTTAAATACCACAAGGAGTCATCTTTCCAAGTGATCATTTCCAGTTTTTGCCCCGGTTCTAACTCTAAAGTCATATTGCCACCGAAGGAACGCGTTGCTCCTTGGGTACATCCTGTTAAGAAAACCGATAGTAAAACGACGCATAAAGTCGCCGCAATATAAATACGCTTCACATTTTCTCTCCCTTCAAATATCAAAGAACTTCCGTAAGAATTCGGAAATCCTTAAATACACCATCTTCCAGAGTCACTTCAACGGGCTTCCCAAGTAACTCGGAAACATAATTTACCTTTGCATCCTTGAGGATTTTTGCCACAAAATCGAGGGATTCCGCAAGGTTAGTATGGCGGGTTCCAACTTCCCAGCGGCAGTCAGGGGACATATTCACGGTGTATTTACAACCATCCATGACGCCACTACCAGACATTGAGAAGCCAAGCTGAAGCCCCATTAAAAATGGGTAATCTTTTACGGTCCCAAATTCGGCAAAGTCAATTTTGCCCAACCTTTTATCAAGCACTTGTATTCTCCTCTCCGACAAGCTTTTGATACAGTTCCTCAGCCTCTTTGCCTTGGAACTGATTGATAATCTGGACGTTATCCCGAGGCGCCTTTCGACCAACAATCAGCACCGCAGGATCGCCATGGCTATGGTCAAAGCCGACCAAGACTGTGTCGAAATCTTTCAAAATAACCACCTCGCAAAATCATAGAGTAGTTTTATAAGAAAGATCAGGCCAAGAATGGCAAGAATGCCAATAGCATTGAACAATAGATGTAAAATATCATCCCATCCACGTTTCATTTCTTATCCACCCGTTTCGTCTTTCTCTCCTCGTACTCGGCCTTCTCAATGGGAACCATCTTGCCGCCCTCCTCTTTGAAGTAGCGGTTCAACTCGATCCGCTTATCATTGGGTGTGAGAATATAAAGGTAGGCGATGGTGTCATAATCCCCGTTCTTGGGGTCCACCAGGAAGTCCTCGGAGAAGACACGATACTTCTTGGTCGCGGGCAGATAGGGCATGGTAATGGGGGAGAGTTTGTCAATGAGACGGGTCATTAGGCCGTTCGTAAACGCAATATCAGGAGAATTGGCGTTGATGCCACAAACTCGCCCCACATCAGAATAAGTAGTTGTGCCGTCCGACGCAATCGTCTTGAACAGGGATGACATACGCTTGCATTGAAATTCCCGGCGCCCATCTTTGACGTCCATTTCCCCGGTTACCTCATTCCAAATATCCTCCGTATCCTCAATAGGCGTCAGACACTTACCATCAATCAGGCGGTTGAGAATGCTCTTCGTGATTTGGATGCTGAATCCGGAGTGACCATCTTGCATCAGACTTCGATAGGCTCGCAGCGCACTCTCATAGCAGGCCACGCCATAGTCCCAGTCATCCGTACCCTCCGAGGCCTCCCGCTCACTCTGGCAGGCAAGGGCGATCTCCCGAGCCGCCCAGTCATTTTCCTCCTCGGCCATATAGACCGCCCGATCATCCCAATACTCATTGGCGAATATCTTCCTGGTATCGCCGCCAAAGGCCTCGATGATCTCCGGCAGGTTTGCATTGATCGCGTCCAGATGGATACCCTGCTCTTTGCAGAACTTCGCCGCGTCATCCAGAGGCTTATCCCGCCGGTTGGTCCAGAGGATAACCTTGGCACCATTGGCCTGCTCCTGCTTGAGCCTGGAGATGGTCTTATTGATGGGATCACCGACCTCGGGGAACTTGTTCGTGGCCAGACAGCCGTCGAAGTCCACCGCAATGATCTTCGGCCGAATTTCCTTGTTTTCCGTAGTCTCGACTGCTTTTACATTCATTTCGTCCATGTTTTTTTCTCCTTTTCAAAAATATCAAGATGTTTTATAAGCCACGAAGTTGATTGATGGCTCTCTGTGCCGCCCCGTTTCCGTTATCCCGATCGTAGAGCCATTCTTCAAAACAATCGTCATTGCTCAGATCCACCTTCATGACGCGACCTTTGAGATAATCGAAGTAGGTACCCATTCTCAAAAGCTCTTCAGCCTCCTCCTCAGTCATCGGAACAGGATCGAAATGTAGAAACCCCAACCCTTGCGGCTTAGAAGCGTTATAAAGTGCTGCCAGAACAGCGGACTTTTTTAGACCCCTTGTATCAACCATAGCGATTTTCTCCTTTTCAAAATATCAATCCGTAATAGTTAGTTCGTTGAGCGAAACTGTCGCCAAGGTGCCGTCCGGCCTCTTGATAATTGCCTTGTTTGCAAAGAACCCGACGCCAAGCTGTAAAATATCAACCTCTTCACGTCGCAATCGCTCGCATTCGGCGCAGGTTTCTGGGGTCATCCAGTCCATGTCAATGCAAGGAGAGCAACTTACTGGTCTTTTATAAATTCCCTTCATGCCGCTCCTCTCCAGAAAATATAAATGCCCCGAACTGCTGTTACACAATTCGAGGCATTTCAAGTTTTCCTTATTCGGTTTAATCAGAGGCTTTGAAGTTGTAGACAGGGCGGATGCGTTCCACAATGATTGCAGTGGGCCCGACTTGAGAGACGATCTCCTCTATGCTCTTGTAGGCCATCGGAGATTCATCAAGAGTGTCGGGAACTACGCAAGTCGTGTAGATGCCCTTCATTTCATTCTGGAACTCCTCCATAGATAGGGTGTTAAGCGCTGCTCGACGGCTCATGAGGCGTCCGGCTCCGTGCGGAGCAGAGCAGTTCCAGTCCTCATTCCCCGTGCCAACGCAGATCAAGCTGCCGTCTCGCATGTTGATAGGGATAAGCAGCTTTTCTCCCTTCTTGGCAGATACGGAGCCCTTCCGGAGAATCATGGCGTCCGTATCAATGTAGTTATGGATGGTGGTGAAAATATCCACCGCAGTAAGGCCCATACCTTCCAGGATGACGTCCACCATAGCTTTCCGATTGAGCACCGCAAACTGCTGCGTCAACTTCATATCGTGGATGTAGTCGTCGAACAGCTTGCCCTCCACATAGGCGAGGTCTTTCGGAATATCCAACTCATGCTCTTTCTTCAGAGCCGTGATAGTTTTCTGGATTTCCTGAAACCGCCCCTCGGCTTTGAGCTTTGCAATGGTCTCCTGAATCTGATGCTTGGCCCCACCCCAAAGTGCCCGGCGTCCCTCATTCTGATAGTAATCGGCCACTTCTGTTCCAAGGTGCCGGCTCCCGGAGTGAACGACTAGGAATAGCCGTCCGTCCCCGGATTGGTCTACCTCAATAAAGTGGTTGCCGCCGCCCAAAGAGCCGATACTGTGAATCGCTCGGTCAAGATTGACTTGGTCGGCGCATCGAAGCTGAGTTAAGTCAATTTCTGAATTGAGGGAATGGGGAATATCACGGATTTCCCGGCCGAAGGGGATCTTCTCCCGGATCAGCGCGTCCAGCTTAGCAAAGTCGATTTCACACTCGGCCAGTTCTACCGTCTCCATGCCGCAACCAATGTCCACGCCTACCATACCGGGAACGATTTTGTCCTGGATAGTCATGGTGGTGCCGATGGTACAGCCCTTTCCGGCGTGCACATCGGGCATAATGCGGATTTTACAGCCCGAAAACTCGGGCCGGTCACATACTGCCTGAATCTGCTCCCGAGCCGCTCCTTCCAGCTCATTGGTGTAGCAGACAGCAATGTTGTATTGCCCTTGAATGGTTATCACGGTTTTTCTCCTTTCCTGCGAGATTTCGTCTATTCCATGATTTCAATAGACTGGATATCAGTTTCATTGAGTCCAGTCCATTCCCCAGGTTTTGGGCAGTTATAGACATTGATACCAGAAACCCCTTCCGGCTCGTTGTCCTCTGGGAAAATATAATCCTCGACAACGCCGGTCAGAACTTCATTGTCTGTGGTGACGATTCGCACTTGTTTCCCTTCGAGTGAGCGTTCAAGTTTCATCGTCATCCTCCTTTCTAATTGGGTAAATATGAGTACCCGTTTTTGAATAGATGATCACGGCTCTGTCACTTCTGGTTTCATTGCCATCGACATCCACATAAGTACCAATGTCTTCTTTGGCAGTAACTCGTTCACGATGTGACCATTTCCCATCTTTGCAGATCGGAGTCCCAGTTCCGGAGTATTCGTCGACCAGTTGCTGCGCAAAGTCAATGTCTCCGTCGAGATAACTTCTTCCGGGCTCATGATCACTTCTGGAATGCCGTTTCTGTTTATCTTTATTGATAGTTTGTGAAACTTCCCCGGCAGCAATAGAATCTGTCACTATTGTACCAGACTTCTTACTTTTATCAAGCGGATACGGCGGCCCATTGCGAACACCCCACTTTTGGCCTTTGACGCCGTGGTGAGCCAGAACGTTGAACCCAAGTCGGCCCCGGAGCTCCCAGAGAATATCTTCCACCGTCGCCCGAGTTTTGGGGTGGAGTTTGATGTAGGCCTGATGATCGTCATACCAGGAGAAGATCTCACTCAGGTCGCCTTTCTCCCAGCTGAAGGCCCACCAGTCGCAAATCATCTCAATAATATAATTGTAGGGCATCTCTAGCAGGACTTCGCCTTCACCGGGGTCATCATTGATCAGAACCCAGTGTTGCCAATGGTGGGGATTGCGGTGAATATGCAGCAGCCAAGCATACTGGAACGCTTGGACGACTGCGTAAGAGCGATTGCCGCCGTAGAAGTAAGTGTCATAGGCCTCGTACTCATCTGGATTTGATTTAGAGGCGTCATGCTCAAACTCAGTCTGCCAAGCACTGTTAGGCCGCCCCTCGAAGAGCCACGGCATGTTGGTGCAGAGCCAGTCATAGCCCTTTTTCACATTGGCTTTATGCCGCTGCAAATATAAATCATATTCTTGACTCATCCGAGCACCTCAATTCTTGATGCCAAGTTTCATCTTGGCTTGCTTGAGCGTGAGTCCGACAAGTCCCTCCGGCTGAATGTTGATGGACGTTTTGGAATGAGAAACGGCCTCTCCATAATTCAGAACCCCTTGTGTTCCGTCATCATAGAGAAGCCGTAGACAATCGCTCAAAATATCTTGCCGAACCATCTTGATTCTTTTCTGTGCCATACAGATCCTCCTTGGTCAAATCGTACTCGCCAGTTCCCAGTTCTGCGCAAATGCTTTGGTAGAGGAGTAGGGGCAGGATTTCACGGCAAAGAGGTTGACTTTCCACTCCACCCACAGAAATTTCCCCTTGATGAAAATGTGAGTTTCATAGACCTCTCCATTTTTCAGTCCCATGGAGCCGTCTTCTCCCACAAATCTCAGTTTCATCGCATATCACCTCAGTCGTTCTTATTCTCATAATTGACGGGCTTATGAGAATTTAGATTTATCGGATGCTCCAGACATTCGTCGCAGGGAGGCTCATTCTCCTCCAGCTTTTCATGCTTGCATGTTTTGCAATACTTGTCGAAGTAGACAAATAGGTCATTGTCTCTGATAGGCATGGTGGCGTTCCTCAAATATCATCGGAGCTGCGGTGCTGACTGTGCTCGGAATCAAACCCGTCAGGATACCGCGCCTTAAGCTTGTCCACGTTCATCTGGAAAATGGTCTCCAGATCATAGCCAATGGCATCAGCGCTGACAGCCAGATACCAGGAAATGTCGCCAAGCTCCTTAGCCATGTGCTCCCTGTCAAATTCGTGGCCCTGAAAGAGCACCTTTTTCATGATGTCGATGGCCTCCCCAGCCTCACCGTTCAGTCCCATGTGGTGATGCGCGATTCTGTGCGTAACGCAAGGGCCTGGTATTCATTGATTGTCATTGTGGGATGCTCCTTTTCTACGAAATAGACTTTGTCTTTATGCTCTACCTTCTCGAACCCATTCGGAAAAGTATCGCCGTTGATAGCATGAGAAATATCAGTGGTATGCCGGCAATCGGGATAGCTGCACCGATTTCCGCATTGTTTGCGGTCACACAGATAGAGCCTATCTCCAGATTCGATTTTTGCCATAAAGATTTCTCCTATGAGTTGATGATTTTGAGGAAATCGGGCTTTGCTTTGTCCTTGATTTGTGCCCAAAGTGTCTCCGAAGCCAGCTCATGCGTCCAAACCGGCCGCTCCAAGAGCTTTTCGATATACTTATGAATCTCAGCCATATCGCACATCAAAATGCCGGTGTAGGCGGAGAGAACAACTTTTTCATGGAGTGTCATCGCTGTGTTCCTCCTTTTGGTGGGCTAAGCCGTGAAATATCAATGTGGTTTGGGCAACGAAGCGTTACGCCTTTCTCTTTTACGATCTTTTCGTACATGAGCAATGTGGGTTTTAACGAGCAAACATTGATGTGGATGCAGGTCAAGCATCGTATTCCTGGAATATCCATGCTCAAACCTCCTTGATGACAGCGCTTACTTCTGGAACCTGATCCTCAATCGGCTCATATCCTCTTGCTTTAATTTTGACCGTCAGGTTCACCTTGGCGCGATCCACATTGAAGTGGTCTGCAAGCGCCTGGATAATGTCTTGGTCGTTTAATCGAAGTAATTTCTCCATCGAATCGACCCCCCCTTTTTTTTTCAAAATATAAAAGAAGAGAGCCCACGTTTCCGTAGGCTCTCCCCTTGGTCGAGGTTTAGAACTTCAGCTTTTCATTGATTTTGCGAATCTGTTTCTCGACCTTTTCCTGGATTTCAGTATTCCCGGCCTTGACCGCCAGATCCAGGACCTCCTGCCAGTCTTCCAACTGGTCAAGGAGCATTCCCTTGTACTGGTTGTCCGTCATGCCCATGGAATCGTCACCGCCATCCAGAAGGCGAGAATTGTTGCGCTCAGCCATAGCTTACAACCTCCTTCCATAATAGGAGCTGCGCTTTCTGCGCATAGTCGATGTGGCCTCTTCGAGCCCATCATACCATGCTGCCACGGAGAGTGTCAATTAAGTCGTGGCGGGGTCGAGGCCAATCTTTTTGCGATAGTCGTTATAGGTAATTTTGCCGCGCTCCAGAGCCTCTCGAAGTGATTCCTCGTCCGGCCAGGGATAGACGTTAAGCGTCATACCGCCGTCAGGCGAAATATAAATCGCTACCGACCGATCGTGCTTTTCTACGGCATCGTCGATGATGGTGTGTGCCTCATTCCAAAAGCTGATAAAATCTCGGCGTTCCACGAAATATCAATCCTCCTTAACGCCAAAATAGTAGGTACAGTATCATGATGGAGATGTGGACTTTTAACACAAAGACCAAAAAGTCTGCAAGTTTCTGAAGAAGCCACCAACAACAAGGATGTCGTTTCGTCCAAGCCTGTAAGTGCTCCTCTAAAATATCAAGTTTGTTTTTCATCACCACTTAATGTCGCAGGCCCCGTCCGAACAATTCTCAGAAGGCTTGTCCTCCTCAAAGATATGGAACGACTTTCCCTCCTGAGTCGCCTTCATGAGAGTGTCCCATGTTTCAGGATCGACGTCCTCTTTTCGGATTCGGAATACCGCACGCTCATCATTCTCATGGCCACCGTGCATTTCATAAAACTTGTCCCACTGAGCATTTAATTCCTCATGGACTCTTCGCTTTGCCTCTTCCATGATCTCATTGCTAATGGGGACATCTTTGAGGCTCGGACCAGTAATCAACTCGCTGTATGGCAGACTTTCAATCCAGTCGCAGAATCCCCACATTCCAGAAGAAAAGTCCCTATTACGAAAAGCATGCTCATCGGGCGAAGCATGAATTTTCCACTCGTCCAGCTTGTGGTTCCGTCGGCTCTTGTAGATATTGGCCAGAACTTCATAGTTGAGCATAACCGTCCGCCGCTGGTTATAGGAAGAGGGGAGGAGCTGGATCATCTGCCACCAGTATTTCTTGTCTTTGGTGTCGAGGTAACGCTGGCGATAAAAGTTGAGCCCGCCGATGGTATGGCGCAAAATATCAATCGGCGTCCAGAAAAGCAGCTCCCCATCCTTTTCCTCAAATTCGGGAAAATCGTCTTCCCAGCAAGAAGATTCCTCATACTCCGGAATGCCCATCAAATGCTCGCATGAGAAATCCTCCAGCGTGAACTCCTTCGCGGCGATCTTGTGCATGGTGGAGCAGGAATTGGCCACCGTACCAACTTTGTAAGTATCGAACTCCTTCCACCAATAGAGCGGAGCCGTAATATCACAGTACACCACGATCATTCGCATAAATTTCCGATGGTCGGTTCCGGCGTTGCGAAGGCGAGTCATGAGGTCAAGGTCGTTAGAACCAAGAACGAATCTTCTAAGGTCGGTACAAGGCATATCATCCTCGTCAAAATAGTTCCTCGGTTCTCTGTCAAACTCGCTATCGCTTTTCTCCCAAGAGTTCATCGGGTTGCGCATCCCACGAATGGCGTGTACCCAGCCCAGAACCTCCGTATTTTCAATTTTCAGCATGTTGCGAGTCCTCCTTCTTTATCCACTCATGATCGACGCTTTCAGAGTAATATCCATTGGATTCCCCATACCAGCGGATTGTTACATAGCCTTTGACGGTGGCAAAATGATACCATGTCCAAGTACAGGTATCGCCGTATTCAACTTCTCCTTCATTTGTAACCTCTTCTGCCAAAAGCACAGGGTTTCCAATTAGATTGTTAATATCGCCGCCGATGTCCTCAATCCGAACGTCTTCGCAACAGTCCTGCTCATGGTACATGCGGAAAATATCCCCATTTTCTAATGTAAAGAGGATTTCTTCGCTGTCTTTCTCAGCCCCTTCGATTTTGACAATAGTTCTACCAAGTAGGGGCTCAAAAACAGACACATCAAAGTTATTCATCGTTTTCTCCTTTCGCAAGCGTGCTCCCCAGAGCTCGCGACAACAATAATGTGTTGGTTCGCCCAACGTGTGGTGGATAGCAAATATAAATCTTATTCCCATCCATCATCTGACTGAGGATTTCTTTTTGAAAAGGTAAAAGTTCAATGCCGGTTCTTTTCAGAAATTCGTCAAACATCTTATCCTTTATCATTGAACCCTTACATCCCTAATCCTCTTCAAATATGGGCATTCTTCACCACAGTCCAATTTGCACCGAGAATACATTCCGGACTGGAACATGCATTTGTATTTGCTGGTCATGTTGATATACTCTGCGAAAATGCAGTCTTTGCTCCTAACTGGGAGTTCACTTACGATCACTTTCATGCGTTCCCCTCCAGCCGAATAAATGTCCCATACTCATCAAAATTCGGATCGCCAAGGGTTGCCCCCGCAAACAATGCCACCACTTCTTCCATAGTCAAAACAATGGTGTGATTGCCATAGGAAGATGTGCAGCGCTCTCGATCCTCCTCGGTTTTAATAATCAGCATTGCAGTTCTCCTTCTTCTAACTCTCTATAACGACAAACATCTTCTTCTTTGATGATTTTGGTATGCGGATAGAAGTGGTCTATGGCGTCAAGTTTCATTCGAGCAACTTCGCGATTGCCATGAATATCTTCCCATTCATACCATCTTCCGTCTACCCAAGATCCGTCGTGCTCTAATTTCAAATCGACATATCGGCATAGATGCCATGCACCAGACGTTGTTTCTCCTTCCAAATATAATGTCTGTGCCTCTTCATCCGGAACGCATTTAATGACGAGTTGACCCCAGACTAAAAATTGCCCGAAAGTCATGTGTCCAAGATGAAGAAGGACATGGTCACCAATCGTTTCATCTCCGGTAATGCCGATAACGATATCGCGGACATCTTTAATGTCATTGCTTACCGTGGTATAAGGAGGATTTCGCGTACAATCTTTCACGATGAACATCAGAATCCTCCTTTTCCAGATTCGAGCTTCCCTTTCTCTCGATAGAATTCTGCGACTTTCCGGCAATGATGAAGATTCATGCAAGTGATAACCTGCTGGACAACTCCATCATTTCCATAAAGTCTCTCCACAACCGGTTCGAGATCCGTGCAATCCTCGCAATAGGGTTCAAAATTAGTCTGGATCATTTATAGCCTCCTTACCAGCTTTCTCATCTTCGGAAGTTTCTTCATGGGTAACCTCTTCTTTGCACTTATCCATTTCTCCGAGAACGCTGTTGATTTCGTCTTTGAAATGGATCTTCGACGGATCAACTCTCTGGACTCCTTCTGGAAACTCTACGATGCCATAAACCTGTCCGACTTGGCCGCCAGGATGACCGCCGTGCAGAGCACTGGCTCCGACCACATTGGCCCAATGCTCCCAACAATGAAAATATCCAAGCTTTCCGTTTACTTCACAAAGACGGGTCGCCCATTCGATTTCGCAATTAAACCCAGCCATGTTCTTCTCCTTTTTTGCCGTCAGTGAAACATATCATTGACGATTTGCTGCACATTCATTTTGAATGTCCCGCCAAAATATCCGGTAGCAATGTTCCCGGCGAGCGCATTTGCGTATTGTTCGATAACGATTTCTCGGACTTTTTTTCTGCATGTCCGAAACAATCTGTTCGGCTTGTATTTTGGCCTGCTCTTTGAAATCGTCATGTTCCAGAATTTCGACAACATATTCCTGGATCTTTTCACTAAGAAGCTTCGCCGTTTGCCTATGAATCGTAGTGGCCCGCTCGGCGCCAAAACCATCTTTGCTCATAGAGATCCTTAATTGCTTTTTCCGCAAGCTGTTTCAAAGTATCTTCACCAATCGACGCCACCGCAAGGCGGGCAATCTCTTCGCCAACATATTTTGAAATATCAACTTGAAGCCCATTGACGTTTTCAGTCATCGTTTTTCTCCTTTCATCTTCGCATTCCACTTTTCGATTGCCTCTGCTTTGGACTTCCGTGACCTCTCTAAAGAGACGGTACAATCTGGACTGATACACCCGCACAAATATCCATCACGCGAGTGCCAAACATGCGCCGGATGTCCGCATTTGCAACGAACAGCCATCATCTGTTCACTCTTCATAGATGATAAGTGCACGATCTACAATAGTTGACTCCGAAGGAACACCGTTTGTAAACTCCAAGGGCAACATCATGCTCTGATATTTGATGTCGATGACCTTTTTGTCAGCAATGAAAGCATTGATTGAGCTTTGAAAGGCCGCGGGGGTGTCATTTGATAAAATGCAAACTTTCATCATGCGCCCTCCTTGTTCTCGCTCTTGCTTCCCCCGCTCAGAGCTGCGGCAATGAACGCCTGTGTAATCCGAAAGGCCTCCTCAGGCGTCGCTTTCGCGGCGATGCTGCTCCGATAAAAGAGCAGCGCCATCTCAGCCAGTGTACCAATAGCGGTGAAGAATTCTTTTAACCTTTGTTCATCCATGACTCACATCTCCTGGTTTCCAAAAAATATAAAAGACCATCCCCAGCAACAAGGATGGTCTAATCGTATTTCTATTTAGTTTGAGTAAGTCTGCTCAAACTCCTCCAAAATATCAAGGAATTCCTGGGGGAGATACTCTGCCGCCTTCTGCCATAAATCGTCGGGCACGCCATAATAGGCTCCGGCGATTCCTCCAGCAATGGCTGCAATCGTGTCGCTGTCCCCACCAAGGGAAACCGCAATCCGGATAGCATCCTCAAAGTCCTCAGACTCCAGAAATGCCTCGATTGCCTGAGGGACAGAGCCCTGGCAGCTCGCATCAAAGCGATAAGTGGGGCGGATCTCGTCAATGGTGAAATCCAAAGTGTAATGCCGGGTCTGCACTAACTCCCGGAGAATCTGTTTCGGCAGATAGCTTCGAGCACCAAAGGTGATCAGAGCGGCTGCTTCGGCCCCTTTCATCCCTTCCGGATGGTCATGGCTCACTTTGGTCACTGCATCGGCCAAATCGATGCACTCCTGTGCCGATTTTGCCGCGTAAGCCACCGGGCTTACCCGCATAGCTGAACCGTTCCCATAGCTCAAATAGGGCGCCGGTGCTTTATGATGCAGCCATAGGTAAAATATTTGTCCGTACCCGGCGTCAGGATACTTTTGCCCAATCTCCTGCATACACCGAATGGCATGGTTGCTGAGATCGGTATAGTCGCCTTTGCATTCCAGCAGAGCCTTCGCAATAGCCACGGTCATAGCCGTGTCATCCGTAAACCGGCATCGGTCGGTGAACAGCTCAAACTCTTTGGACTTGTGGTTATGTCGTTCAAAACGGGAACCAACAATGTCGCCAATAATTGCTCCGCGCATGCGCTTCACCTCTTGTCTGATAGAATATAATAAGGTAGGGTCACTTGTCAATTTCCAGGATGTGCGCCGCAATCATGTCGGCTGTATGCGTCCAGAGCACGTTCGGACACTCATGAATGGCACGGGTGTAGTCGTTCCACTCCTTCTGGTCCACGAAGGCGCCCATGTGATACCGGATACACAGAATTTCTTCCATGGTAAGCGACAAATATCCAGAAAGCAGCATGACGGATTTATCACCATGCCCCTTAAGCAGCGTATCGGGTTCATATTCCCAGCGGTTCTCGTCTTCGGCACGGAATTCCATGCCGGCGGCTGAATATAGCGCGTCTCCGGGAGAATGCCTATACTGATCCTGCTTACAAATATCATGGAACATCCCAATGATGTATGGCGATTCAGGGCGCTGCCACTCCAAGTCATTATAGTGAGTGAGCGTGACCAAAGTAGAAGTCACATTGTAGCTATGGTCAAATAGGCCACCTTCGTAAGCGCCATGATACTTCGTGCTTGCCGGTGCGGTAAAGAATCCGCTCTTTGTCAGCCGATCAGTGATATCCTTCGGAAACAGATGCAGAGCAGGTGCCATGTAATCGCGAAAAATGCGAATACGATCTTCAATGCTGCTAAAGTCTGCTTTATGGTTAGATTTTTCATCCATCGTCATTCTCCTTTGTCAATCATAGCTTTCTTGTTTTCCAAGTTCGCGGAGTTGGACAAAAATCGGAAACTGAAGACTGCGAAGACCGGTTCGACGATCATAGCTTTCATCCTTATACTTTACCTCGATCACACGGCCAATCAAGTTCAGACCGTCATCCCAAAACTTTTTTCGCTGATCATCTGTCATCCCCGAACCAACCCGTAAGTAGTTGTTCTTATAACGGACAACAAATGCGCCTAAAGTTCCAGACAACCGACCGGTTCCTTCTTCAAGATCTACAATTTCGAGGTCTACGGTATAGAACTGTTTCACTTTAAGGATACCATTATGCCGCCTTGTAAAGTATTTGCAGTTCCGATTCAGCATCAGCCCCTCTTTGCCTTCGGCAATCATACGATCCAGGCATTTAGAGATCATGGACATGTCGTTCCCAGTATACAGCACATCCACAATACGAAGATTTGACAAGTTTCGCCTTTGTATCCTTTGCTCCAAATCTTTTAGCTGCTCTAAGCGATCTCGATACCGCAACTGACTCTCCCCGCGAAGAAACTCAGCCTTTGGTAAAATATCAAAGATCACCAGTTGAATTTGCCGTTTGTCGCCATCCTCCTGGCTGAGTATTCCAGTCGTCAGTCGAAAGTTTTCATTGTCGGAGATATGCTCCACATTTTTGCGAATCAGCTCCCCGTCAACAACCCACTCGTCCGAGTTGGGGATAAGCCGCTGAATGTCTCCTAAAATGTGTTCCAAACCGGCAAACTCTTTCCCTTGTCTGCTGATGAGCTTTCCCTCGAAGTAAGTTCCACGAACCCCGTTGAGTTTCTGGCTCAAACTAAACCACTCGTTCTCATTCATCTTCAGTTTTCCGATTTGATAGGCCTGCTGCACTTCCCACTGAGGGATGAACTCATACCCGAGCGCATCGTTTACCGTTTTGGCATCGCATCCAATGCGGATGGTTTTCGTGATGATCCCGATATAGAACGTCCGCAGTTCGGGGTTTACGCTATCCAGATAGGCTTGAACACTTGCCAGAATATCATCGGAGCCCGTGTGATTTTTCCGCACATACGCCATCAATTCGTCGAATGAATGGAACTGAACCGGCCTTTCAACGGACACGACTTTTCGGATTTTCTTCTCAGAAATACCCGTTACAAAGAAGGGGTTCAACAGATAGTCTAAGAATTTTTTAACGTTCCCGTCATCACGTCTTTCAGCCAAGAGTTGCTTTTTTGCTTTGATAGAGGACGTGCTGGTCAGCAAATCAAAGAAATTCTTTACTTCAAGGTCGAGCTGTTGTTTCAAAATGTTTTCCTCCTTTCTTCAAAATATAAAAGGAGACGTTCGGTGTCTCCTCCATAATATGACTTGCAAATTACGCGGCCATTGGCATCGGCTTCGTAGCCCAGCCAACAAACTTACCCTCGTTGAAGTTCTTCTTCTTCGAGAGCGCCTTGCTGATGGCAAGGTCAATTCCGGAGAAACTCTTCAAGTGGTAGTAGTTCAAATCCCGATATGGCGTGGTCAATCGGTCGATCCGTCCGGCCGCCTGCGTCGCTACCTTGTAAGAATATTGCTGTGAGTAAAATATAATGGTGTCCGTGGTGATACAGTTCCACCCCTCACATCCGGCGGTGTATTGGACGAGGTACACCCACTTGTCTCCGGTGGGAATCTCCTGATGCTTGTGTCCATTCCACTCCGCGATCTCTGTCCCCTCCGGATACCCAAGGGAGCGTAAAATATCCAGTTCATAGTCATAACTGTAAAAGATGATGGCTTTGGGGTGGTCCTCCAGCAGCTCCAATACCGCAACTGCTCTGGACTCGTCCGAATTGGTCACTCTCCGGAGCGCCATGCACAGTTCCGCCGCCGTTTCAATCGGCCGATCCTCCCACGGGTTCCACCGGTTCCGCATGATGTCTTTGTACTTGGAGATATCATACGAGACCCTGACATCTTCATGGTGGGAAACCGTTTGGCGCTTGAAGTCCATGGTCACCAGGATCTTATCCCGGAGCCGAATCAGCCGGCCAGTATTGCGGTAGCTGTCGATCTTCGGATACTTGGCCCGCCAGTCATAGATCACATGCTGATCCACAAAGTCGGTCTTATTGCGATAGAACCCATTGGCAATGAAGACTGGAATATAATCCTGCCAGGTGTCGCCAGGCGTGGCCGACAGCAGAATCCAGTCATTGGATTTGACGATTTTGAGGAATGCCTTGGTCCAGGCTCCATAACCAACCACCCGCTGCTCGTCAAATATAAAGAAGGCGTTCTTGACGTCCACATACTTGATGATGTTGTTCCAGGAGTCGATGACCACTTTATTCTTGTAGTAATTGGCCTCCGGAGTGGGGGAGAGCAAGAATGGAGCCAGGTCGCCCTGCCATTCACAGGTATCCCGCTTGCGCGCCGTGGTGATGATATAAAGGCCCCTGGGGTTCTTCATCGGAATGTAATCGTCCGTACCCAGCTGACCACCCTCTTGCAGATAATAGTAGGCGAGGCCGGTCCTGGATTTGCCAGAGCCGACCCCGCCGCAGAGAATGCACCCATTTTTCATCCGGTCCAGGGCTTCGCGCTGATAGTCATAAAGCTGGATCGCCACAGGGCATCACTTGTCCTCTTTCTCCAAATAGACGATTTTTCTGTTCATCATTTATCCTCCTTGAACAGTTCCGTAAATTTGTGAATCATTCTTCTTGTGTGCCACACATCGGAGAAGTACATAGGCGTAAACCAGTAGTTCTCCATACTATCGCCATAAGTCATCGGCTCAGTGAGGGCATTGCCAATTTTAACGTAGCCGGCCACTCCGAGCAGAGAAATTTGGATGTAGCACATCAGCGCTACCAATTCCTCAATATCCTGTCCAATGACCAGAATGTGGTTCTGAAAGTTCAGCCCCGCATCCTCCAATTTGCGGCGGGCGGAATTGATCGCCGCGATCAGGTTTGCACCCGCGCCGCAGCAGCAGTCATTGATGGACACATATCCTAGATCCTCAACTTGCTGGACAAGGTCGCCCATTGTGACGTCCGCCATCAGCTGGCACACATGGTATGGTGTAAATATCTGTTTCAGCTCCTCATAGTCGAGGCGCAGATCCATGAACATCTCGCCGAGGAAGTCCTGCTCCGGGTTCTCGTCCAAAGCCATGACCACATCGGCATAGAGTTCAGGGAATATATGCTGCTGAGATTTTTCGTATTTGTTGATGGTGTCCAGATACCGTTTCTCCCGTTCCTCATAGTGTGATTTGTCCACGGTATTGGACATTGCGCAGGCCGACATGACGATGAAATCTCTCCAAATATCAATCGGGCGACACCTTGGAGAGAGTAGCTGCCGGAATTTGGAGCGAAACTCGTCATAATGCTCGCTCTTCCGCGTTGACGGCCTGACTGGAACATACTCCTTCTTAATGGGGCGAGCCGACTCCAGCATCTGCACAATCGGCGTTGTCGCTTGCTCCACCGGAGCCGTCGGAACAGCCATCGGCGGTTTCCAAGGCTCCTCCATGGGGTTTGTCCGTGTCTGTACCCTCGGTTTCGGCTGAGGATGCTTGGAATGTTTCTTGGATTTTCCCTTCCGGGTATTTTTCCAGAATGGTTTCATTCCTTCTCCTCCTCTTTCACCAAACCAAAGCCGGCGAAAATCGCAGCGCCCACTTGCCTCCCATCGCCAAAGCAGTCATGAGAAAGCACACTGGGTATGCGAGTCCGTAATTTCTCATGTTTGAATGTCGGATTTGCTGCGGCGGCGCACATGTTTGTGATTTGGTCTTCCGAGAGTTCGATCGGCCGGTGCAGTTGCTCCGGCAATCCTTTCCCAAATATCAATTTGTTACAAGATAAACAGCGATAGCCTATTTTGTACTTAGCCACGATTTTCTCCTTTCATGCTCAAAACACTTACGGATAGACTCCGTCTTCTGTTCGGAAGAGGCCAATGACCTCTTTGTCAATAAACTCTGCCGCGATACCAAACACATTCCGCATTTTTGCATCAAAAGAGGTGCATGCGTATCCATATAACTTTAGTGCAAATCGATAGGCGACATCCTCAACGGGATTGTCTGGATCTTCCGCAATGGCTTTCGCCAATTCTGAAATCGCCCATCTCTGGATGCACCGTTTCTCAAATTCCTTTTCTTTGTCTTGAGCATATCGGCGCACCATCAGACCTTCTTTGATGTTGTTGCGTAGATTATCCGGTTCGGTATAATCCAAAAATGCGTACAAGCCATCGACAAATGCTTGACGTTCATGCATAGTGACACCTCTGTCTCGGGGGGGGGGGGTAAGAGAGCGCCGGCTATCTCCTTATTCACCGACGCTCCCTTTAGAGTTTTATTATCGAGCCATCTATGATATAGTTGAGGCATCCCGAAGAAAGGAGGAGCTCAGCATGAGTAGAGGACCCGATTTTTCCTATCTGAACGAAAATGGAAAACGTGTCTCTGGTACCGCTGCATTTTTGCATTACGTCTTTACAGAAATGGGCGGTATCCAGAACTACAATGATGAAGTCGGCAAGGCGTATATCGCCGAATTTGTGTCCACACACTCCGACATCATCAATGCCGGTCTCGAATATCAGGCGCGGAAAAAGCGTCTGAAACTGACCGGGTAGTCTGACGACTAAAAAGAAATTGGGAGAAAGTGACCGCTTTCTCCCTTTTTCTTATTGTCCTCTATGTGCACTTACTCCTCCGGATACTCTTCGCCGGCATACTTCTCGGCGAACTCGTCCTCCTCGATGGTGACGTACATAGACCGCAGATAGGCCTTGATGCCCCGCTTTTCGTTCTTGGTGCCCTCCTGGATGACCCAGTTATAGGGGCGGATGGTCAGATCCACGTTCCGGATCTCCGCGAAGTCAAGAACGTCGATGGACTCCTCATCCAGCTTAGTCTTCTTCTTTTTCCGCTCAGGAATCACGTAGACCGTGGGCGGGATGTTCTCAAAGCTGACCGCCACCTGAAGGTAGTAGCGGGGCTCCTCGCCCTCCTCACGGGGAGGACGCTCCCGGATGTTCCAGCCGTCATCTGCCAGTTTCCGGGCATCCTGAGGATCGTCGATGTAGACGCAGAAGTTGCGCTGACCGGCGCGATTGTACTTGCTCTCCCGCCCGGAGAAGTTCCGAAACAGCAGACGAGCATTCTCGATCACGAGGTTGTCATTTACTCTGGGATTAGCCATAATCAAAATCTCCTTTTCAAATCTTTGATTTCTTGTTCGAGTTTCTCGATGCGGTTGATAAGACGCCCCTCATAGGCCATAGCCAAGAAAGCCATCAAAACTGCCAATACGACATTGACCACACACCAAAACAGGCGGTCTGTGGCGGCTGAGATGAAGGCAGACACAACATTGAATCCAAATATAATCAGAAGAATGGTCATGCCGTCACCTCACGTCAAAGGGTGTCGTGTCATTCTCATGGGGTTCTCCGGCGCCAAACCAAGGAGGGGTGTCATCCTCGACTTTCACATAGGGATCATCCGAGACAAACCACTCAAAGTCACCATACTTGGAAATATCCGCAACCGCGGCGTCCACCATGGCGTCGTAGTAGCCCCGGTCAATGCCGTCCTCCTTTTGGAGTTGCTTGACCATTTCGGACTCCAGCCAGCGATAGCCCTTGGCGCCGCCGGCAGAGGCGTAACCCTTCTCTCCGGTCTTCTTGTCCACGACCTCCCGCAGCAGCAGACCACCGTTGCAGCCGGGTTTCATGGGACAAAAAGAGCCGACCTTTCCCACGAAAATATAATTGTGGCCCTGCTCGATCTTGGCCTTCAGATCCGCAACCACCTCTTCATAGTCGAGAGGATACTGCCCATGCTCGTCCGGCCACTTCTTCCGCAGAGTCTCCAGTTCCTTCTCGTATCCCGAAACGTCCGGCAAGGTCTCGTTCGTATCCAAATATAATGCGCTGGTGACCGACTTGGTCTCGCATATGTCCTCGAACACGATCTCCTCCTTGGAGAACAGTTTCTTGAACACATAGGGGATCTGGAACTGGGTGCCTGTGGCCGTCCACTCTCCAGGGTGCTTTCGGATGTCACCCGGAATATAACCGTAGGCGTCCTGACACTTCTCCGCCGTAGCATACTTGGCGATATAGACGGCGTTGTTTACCAGGCACATGCGGTCATAGGTGGCCTCATGCTCAAAGACATAGCCGTACTTCTTGCCATAATCCATGACGAACTGGATAATCTCCGGCGTCGCGTCCGGAATCTTGATGGAGTCCGTCTTGATGTGGGCAACAGTAAAGCCCCGTTTCTGGACCTCATGCTTGAGGTTGACCATGAACAGGGCTCCGCGCTTGGCGACGATATTATCTTTGTTGCGGGTATCCCGGAAGGGATTCTCGAAGTTGGCCGAGGTCAGACCATAGACCGAGTTGATGGCGATCTTCAGTGCCTGAGCCAGAGCGTCCGCCGAACCCTCGTCTGTCAGATACTTGGCCAAAGCGCCATTCAGCATCTTCTTGGCCTTGTCGAAGTTCTTGTGCTTGATCTCCACCCGGGCGTCCTTGATCTCCTGGAACCGCTTGGTGTACTCCGGGCCGAACAGCTGCTCCGCGATGATGCTGCTGGGATGCATGGAGGCAATGTCCAGCAGAGCGATGTCGCCGTACATACCCGGTTCAGCATAGACGTAACCGCCCTCGCCCACCTCCTCGCCCCGGTAGATGGACTTACCACCCTCGAACTTATAACCAGGGAAGATGGGGCGGCCCTTCTTATCGAAGACCGTGAATTCATCAAACTCCGGCTTGCCCATGGTGAACGGCAAACCTCGGAAGGGGTCATCGATTTGGGTCACATCGCCCATGTTTCGATAATTGAACTGGTCCTGAGGGTGCTTGTTGCCGCCAAATATAATTTTGGTGGTCAGGGAGTTGGTGGTGTCATTCACCGTCATCCCGGCCACGTCAGCCAGAATCTCCCGAGCCACAAAGTCGGCCTTCCGGGCGTTGAACACCGCCTCGGTGGCGATCACGTCATTGTCGCAGTATTCCGCGACCTTCTGCCACATGTTCTCCGGCACCGGCTGATCCCAGGGAAGGCCCAGTTCCTGATGGTGAAGTCCCAGCTCAATTTCCCATTTCTTCAGGCTCTGCTTAACGGAGCAGAAGTCATACACGTCCGTATAAGAGACGTTATACGCCTCCCCAAAGAAACAGTTGTTGCTCCGGGCCTTCTTCTCACTGCTGATGATCTTCTGGGAGAGATTGTAGAGCTGTTCATTGGTGTAGCCCATTAGTCGGGCGTACAGGATATGATTGTCGTACCTCCGGCAGTTGAACCCTACCAGACGGAACTTCATCAGTTCTTCAATTTCTGTGGGCTTGGGATTGATCATCCGCACCACAGTCTGGCCGGGGCCTTCGATCTTCCAGTTCACCAGGAACAGGTTTGGGAAGACCTCCACGTCATAAAACACTAACTTGGCCTCGTCGTTTTTCACCGAGGGGCCGTCTTCGGCGGATTTGAACGGCATCTTGTTCACCAATTTGATGCAGTATTCCGCCTGGTTGGTGCTGTTGGCCGCGAAGGCCAGGACGGCGTTGCGCATGTCGGTCACGTCATAGGTCAGACCGCTCTCATACGCATCCGTCAAAATCTTGTAGATAAAGTCGATTGAGGGCTTAGTCGCCGGATGGATCTCCTTATTCAAATTTCGCTTGATCTGAACTCTAAGCCCTTTCTCGCTTTGAATGACTTTGGAATTTACCACGTTGTTTTCTCCTTTCAACGGTAACCCAGAGCTTATCGTAGCGATAGGCAGGTCGTTGCATTTTGACAGTTTGCGGCGCAGCGAACTGTTTCCGGTGAACACCTTGACCTCGATGTGGTCATCATAGATCCGGCTCAACCGGGTAGGGTCTCCGGAATAAATATAATGCAGGTGGATGCCGCAGCCGCTCTTACTCACCTCCGCATAGGTCGCCGGCCACTTGCTCGCCTCCTCCAAATTCCGTTCAAAGGATTTTCCACCCTTCTCGTCCGGAATATCAAAGTCGATGACGATATGGTTCTCCGACAGTTTGACATAGTGAAGTTTTGTGGTGTCGAGGGAGGACAGCTTGGTGGTGACCTTTTCCCACTTTCGCCGGGGCGTACCCTCGTCATTGGCATACTGGGCCAAGCAGTCGGCGCAATCCCGGTCGAAGGCAGAGGCCTGGCCCTCCACAAAGTTGATGATGGGATGGGAGGGTTTCTCAGCCACCGGTTTTTCCTCCGGAGCCTGCTCCTCGAACTTCTCCGTCCGAAACCCGCTGTAATAGTTCCGAACGCGGGAGCCGTCTCCCAGGCTGAACCGCTCCTCGTAGCTCCGGAAGTAGTTCTTCAGCTCCTCCTTAAATATCATGCGGGAAACCGGGTAGGGCACCTTGGCGTCATCGCAGTAGGTCTTATACATCTCCCAGGCCGACTTCAGCGATACCCCGTCCTCCTTCTTGAACACATGATAGGAATCCACCACGAAGTTGTAGAAATCATTGGAGGCCCCCATCATGGAGATAGGAATATAATCGTCGTAATAGTCCGGGTCCTCCAGATACACCTCCTGGCAGTGATAGGCAATGCCGCCCAGTTCAAAGGGGATCTGCTTGGTCAGCGTCCGGTACTCCGCCGGGGGCACCTTGTCTCCCGTGGGGGTCACATCGATCAACCGCCGGATGATGCCCGACTTGGCGTCCGTGATCTTCACAGGCTTGTTGGTGCCCATGATCAGAAATGCCTTGAACCGGTTGGAATAGGCCGAACGAAACTTTTCGTTGACCGTCATCATCTCATGGGAGACCAGGCTGTTGATCCGGGTGTTGTCCTCAATACGGGAAAGGTCACCATCATGCTGGATCGCCACCAGCGGATTGGACCGGAATGCTTCCAAAGCGAAGGCGTTGCTGGAGGAACCCAAATCCTTGGCATTGAAACTGGTGTAGTAGCCCTCGAAAAGCTGCTGGATCACATTGATGATCGTGCTCTTTCCCGTTCCCACCGCACCGTAGAACACCAGGAATTTCTGAATCCGCTTGGACTCCCCGGAAACGATGGCCCCGATGCTCCACTCGATTTTGTGGCGCTCCTCGGGAGAATATAATGTGGATACCAGCTTGTCCCACGCCGGCGTCTCTCCCGGCTCCAGGGGATAGGGCAGGGACTTGCTGGCATAATCGCGCTTTCCCGCTTTTGTGTTGGAAAATATCAGTTTCTCGTCGAGCATGTGAAACTGGTCTTTCATCTGTTTCTGGCAATACTTGTGCCAGGTGTCGATCATACCAGTCTCCGCGTCCCACATATGAAGAACGCGAACAGTACCGTCAAAGCGCTTGCGGTTCTCTTCTGCGTATTGGTCCAGTTCACGGTCGATCAAGTCGACCGCGTCCTGTTCATCAGTCGACCATATTCCCCGTTCGTCAATCCATATTGCATAGAAGTCGCCGCCTCTGATCATGAGGTCGTTACTTTTCTTGATGATAAACTTGGGATAGATCTCGATGACACCGCGTTTTCCGCTGCGCGTAGAAATCATCAAGAAGTCCAGCATTGGGCCGATTACTCTCCTTCACCATACTCCAGCTTTTTCACCCTGACGGAAAGCTGATAGACCTCTTCCTCCTGTTTCCGCCGCTCCATCTCCGCCCATACCGCATAGCCAAAGGCGGCGATGGCGAGCACGGCGATGCTGCGGTTCCTCCGTGTCAGCTTGGTCAGCCGCTTCTCCAGGACACGGCAGTTGTGATTCAGCAGCTCCGTCAAGTCACCCAGGGTGCTCACCGGAACAAATTGCCCTTTCTTGCCCATCTCAAATGCTCCCTTCTTTAATGATTTCGCTGAGGTAGTAGTTCATCTGATACCAAATCTCCGTGCGCCGCATGTCACGGCCGTTGTTGACGGTGAAGAGACCGCCCTCGCCATTGCGTTCGTACCCTCGGTCCAAGAACCGTTCCAGGGTTTCGTCGACAAAATATCTGTCGAATTTCCGGTCCTCCATACCGCCGAGCCCAAGGCTCACCAGCATGCTCCAGAACCACTGTCCGGTCCGGTCGCCCACATCGGGGTCATCCATAATGTGCTCCTCACACCGAATGGAGAGGGCGATCATCATCTCCAAAATACTGCACGGCCGGTCGTCCAGATAGGACGCAACCATGGCATCAGAATATAAGTGCTCGCGACCGAACCGATATCTAAGGTCGATGCCGTCTTCGGCCCGGTTGCCGTCCATCGGAATCGTATAGGTAAATTCCGTATCGTACAGCCGGCTAAACAGCTTACGATAGGACTTGTTAGAATATCGGTCATCGACCACGAGCTGATACATCCAGTCATAATACTGGTCAATCAGTTCATCCCGGGTCAAATGTCAGACCTCCCTTTCAAATCTTCGGAGGAAGGGTACTGCGGAACTCTGCGTAACTGCGAAGATCTCTTAGGATCTCATAGTCACACCGCTTGGGGTCACTTCGGACAAAGACGGAGTCCTCTTCATACTCTCCGAAGTGGTTCAATGCGTCGCCGACGATCTCCCCCGGCTCGTCAATGATGACGCCATTCTCGTCGGACAGGATGCCGTCGTCAAAATAGGTCAGGCTGATCTGGGTGTACCCATCCATCTCTCCAAACTCCCCCGGGGAGATGACATAAGGCGCCTCCACCTCATGCTCAGGCGGTTGGGGCACCGAAGTCCTGGAATACTGCGTCCGATTGACCATCTTGGCATAGTCATTCAGATCGCCTTTTTCCTGATGCTTACCCGACGCTACAATAGTCTGGGGCGTCTCTGTTTCAGCGGTATCATCCGCAACCTCATGGAGGCGCTTGTTCTCCTTGAGGTCGGCGATCTCGTTCATCAACTTCTGCTCCCGCTTGTGGAACGCTTCCTTGATGGAGAAAATATCATTTTCCACCGCGTCGTCATACCGCTTTTGGAGCACGGTGAAGGCTGCAACTCCACCAACAGCGACCCCGGCGAGAAACGCCAGGGCAGTTCCAAGTTTACTCATTGTAGTCATCCTCCTCGTCCCGAACGCTCATCACCGTAATGGCAAGGCCCCCGAACAGCAGTGCTGCGCTGATCAGGAGCCCTCCGGTAATGTGGCGTTTCCTTCTTGTGTTGACCGCGTAGTCCAGCATGGACACCAGATTTGCAAATCTCTCCATGCTCACTGCCTCCCGGACGAAAGAATGGTGACGCCGCCAACCAGGCAGAGCCCTGACACGGTCGCCAGGGCGTAGGACAGCAAGGTTTTGAGACAGTTCTTCATAATGTGCGCCTCCTTTAATCATAACTGGAAAAATAATGCGCCCCGACCTGGAACTTCGGGACGCCATAGGAATGGTAGTGGCCGGTGCGGAAGAAGACCACGTCGTAATCTGTACGGTTCTCCAACTCTTCCCGAACCAGCTGCACCAGCTCGTCCTTCACATAACAACGGGTGATGCGGTCACCATACATGCCGGCAAACTGGTTCTTTTGATAAATCACATCGCAAATCGTGTCTGGAAAGTGAGGGTCATCCACCCGGTTCAAAATAACATCAATGACCAGGCGCTGACCATACTCACACTCTCCCTCAGCCTCCGCCATGACACAGAGGGCAATCAGTTCGATCTCCTCCTGCGTCACCGAAGGCGCTGGTGCTTCCTCAGGTTCCTGCTCCACGACGACTTCCTTTTCCACCATCGGCTCCGCAGCGACGGCCTTCTTGACAGAAATAGATTCCAAAATATCAGTCTCCTGGACAGGTTTGACGCTGTTGACGGCCACAGCCTCGTATGTACCCTGCGGTTCCGCGGCGGAGACCGGCTCCTCACTGGAGAAGGCCATGCCGGTCAGCGCCATCGCCGCGACCAATATTGCAAATATCAGTTTCTTCATGGCTCAGCCCTCACAGGGTCTGGTGGGTAGCCAGGGCGTCGGTAATGTCGCCCACCACGTTGAAGTCCAGAATGAAGGAGCGCTCATACCCATTCGCGAAGTCCATGGCCTTTTCGCGGCACACCTCGTAGATGCCAAAGTCCACAAAGTTGTCTCCCATGGGCTCCTTGGGGTCATAGATCCAGCCGACAACGGCGCCGGCCTTTGTCAGCGGGAACCCCAGCATTTCGTAGACTTCATTGAGGAACAGGTGGCCGCGGGACTTGAGCCGGTCGTTTGCCTGGGCCTGCCGGGCCAGCAGATAGAACTTGTTCTGCTCGGCGTCCTTCATGTAAGCAGAGTGTCCCTCGTCGAAGACGCGGGCATAAGGGCTGTACTTGGACGGGTCCCAACCTTCATCCGCCACATCCACGGTCTCCTTGACCTTCTTCTCCTTGCCGTTCTCGTCTACCACGGTGGTCTCGATTTCCTTGGCTTTGATGTTGTACCGGAGTTCCTTCTCCACCTGCTCACCAAAGCGCTCCAGCACCCGGCCGCGATAATCCTTGAAGGACTGGTCCAGCGTCGCATAGGCTGCCGCCAGCGCCATATTGCGCTTTCTCAGGATCTTGTGACTGGTGAGGATGCAGGTGATAGAGGCCGCGCCCAGCAGAATGGCAGGGGCATACAGCTTTACATACTGGAACCCGGTATGGGAGTAGACCTGGATACGGTCGTTGCGGGCGTCCTCCTGGGTATAGGTCTCACCCGCCTGAGTCACGCCGGACTCTTCGGCATTCTGAATGCGGTCAATGTCCTCGCTGGTCTTTTCTGCGACCTTCAGAGCCTTGGGGGTGGCCGTACAGGCCATGACGGCGCTCACTACCACGCCGACCACGCCGGCGACGACCAAAATCTCCGGGCTCTTCTTCTGGAGCTGGAAACCGATCCGGTTAAAAGTCAGGTTCACAGACTTGACAAGTTCGTTCTTCTTCATGATCAAATGTCCTCCTTAGAGAATGATTTTGCAATGGATTTGTAGATTTTTCCGACGTTTTGGAGGTTTCCGTTGAACTCCTCCAAAATATCATCGAGCTTATCGTCAAACTTCTCGGCGATCTGCTCCTTGGCCTTCTGCACGACCTCTTTCCTGAGGCGGCTTTCGTCAATTTTGGCCACGTTTTTCGCGATCTGGTCAGTGACGCCATCTGAAATCGCGTCATAGTGCTCCTTCACGGCGGCGCCGACCCGGGATTCGATCTCCCGCTTGACGTCATCCATGACCTCGTCCGTAGCCCGCTTTACCGCGGAATAGGACTCCCGGTCTACCGCACGCTGCACCGCCTGATCGATGACCTTGGCCGGAATATCCACCTCGGTATCATTCGCCAGACGGTCAATGCTGGTGTCCAGCTTTTCGCAGACTGTCTTCATCTTGGAGTGGACGCCAATGGCATAGCCAACACCCAGCAATCCCAGGATACAGATGCCGACGCCTACGAAGGAATCGGTGTTCAGTTTCATAACAGCCTCCTTAGCCCGCCCATGAGGAGTCCGGAATATTACCATACGCGGAAGTGCAAGCCGTTTGGGCGCACTTAGTGGGGGCCTCCGTGACAAGCTCTCCACCACAGGCCGCATACCCCGCCAAATCCACAAAGGAGTCTTCCGTTCCGCCGCCAGACTTGATGCGGGCGATCTTCAGCAGCGCCATCATCATAGCTACGTCACTGGCCGAGAACTTGACGCCTTTGTAGACCGACCAGAAGTCGGCGATAGTCTGAAAGTTATTTTCCGGAGAGCCGTAGTCCTGCTCCCGCTGACCGCAGACACACTTCTCCGCAGTGTGCAAAATATCCGCTCGTTTCATTCCTCTTCCATCTCCCTCATATACTCGTGGTACTCGGCATCTGTGGCGAACAGCATCCACTTGCCGTTGACCATACCCTTGTATCCACAGGAAACCGTGTATCCGTACATGGTTCACGCCTCCTTAATTGATTTGAACCGCCCTTGGAAGCCGGATCACATAGCCTTCTGACGTCCGTACCACCTTAGCCGCCTGAATATCCGTCCAACCATAGCGGTTCGCCGTATAATTCCGGCAGGTGACACCGGCCAGGTCGTAGAGATCCGCCACCGAGGCCACATCATACTTGGCGATGGCCGACTCCAGCTGATCCAGAACCAGGTCGGCATCCCCCCGGGTTTCAAATATAATGTCGTCATAGTCGTATGCGACCGCCGCCCTGGGACGTCCGTATTCTCTCCGGTCATCCCGCCTGTCGTCATAATACTTCTGATAGGCGATGCGGGAACCGCCGCTTTTCCGTCCGCCGATGCGGCCCGTGTCCTCGAACAGGACGATGCTGATCACATCAGCGATGGCCGCTTTGACGCCGGGGACAATCACGTCACCCAGAATGGAGCTCTTGACGTTCTCTGCATCATCTGGCACAAAGATGTTGAGAAACCGTCGTGCCTCGCTCTTCTTTTTGGTTCTCGCCGCCCCGGTGACCACCTTATCCAGTTTCTTTTCAGTCTTAGCGGCAGCAGCGGCGTCCGATTTTTCCCTTGCGCTGTGGGAATTATTGGGGTATTCTCCCATTGTCTATCCTCCTTGTTAAGTCACATGGGCATGGCTCTCGGGAACTTGATGGTATATCCATCCCGCTTACGAACAACTTTTACGCCATTGAGCGTCGTCCACCCGAATTTGCAGTCCTCATAAAGAGCCTGCACTCCGGCCAGATCATAGAAATCAGCCAGCGTCACGCAACCGTATTTCGAGATGCAATAGTTCAAGGTCTCAAGTATCTTTTCAACGTCTCCTCTGGTCTCGAACAGAACATCCTGACACTCGCGCTGATTCTGCCGTATGGAAATATCCTTGCTGTGCAGAGTGTCGATGATCGCTTTCTGGGTCATCATACTTCCCAGAACAACACCGCCCACCACCAGCAAGCCGTTTTTCAGAAAACCGTTCACGTTTTTCTCCTTTCCAAAAGCAAAAAAGGGAAAGCACCTTGTTACAGGTACTCTCCCTTCGGCGAACCTCTTGCTCGATTACTTCTCAGAATCTTCCTCGTCGGAATCCTCCGCAACGACTTCGGTGTACTCCGCGTCCACCACTTCGGTCTTGGCTTTTTCCGCAGCCTTCCGCTCGGCCAGCTTGGTGCCGACGAATCCCCAGAGTTTCTTCACCCCGCCGATCATGGCGTAGGCCAGGAAACCTCCGACGACTCCAGCCACCAGCGCACCAGCGTTTCCGCTCTCCACAGCCTCATCGACCTCAGTGACTTCGTCGAGTTCCTCGTTCTCCATCACTCTTGCGTTCATGTCTTCCATCGTAAAGTCCTCCTTGTAAATATAATTTTCCATAGATGGTTCTCCATAATAGGAGATGCAATTTTTGCGGATTAGCCCCAGCCGATGTATCGGGGCGGGTTATGATGGCCGACGACCAGATAGGGGACGCCGTCTACCAGCTGAGAACTGAAGTCCAGGTCGATCCACCCCTTGTCAATGTCCCATCCAAGGTTCCCCCCAATGGATTCATCGCAGGGGTCAAGGCCAATTTCTTCCAAAAATTCATTGACCGTGACCTTTACTTCGTCTCGCATCCGCTTGTTCAAGACATTCTCTGCTTTTCGCAGCGTCTCAATATCCGATTTGAAACAGGTATTGGTCAGCGGGTCAAAGCAGGGGGTTTCACCCCGACCGGTGGCGACGAATTTCCGCTCCGTCACATTGGCCTTCTCTAGCTGTTCCTTGGCTACGGCGTCCCGAATGGCCTGCTCCTTCTTCGGCCCGACGACCTCCACCGCCTTATCCTTATACTCCTTCAGAGCAGTCTCAGAAATGGTGTAGGCCGTGACCAGAGCCGCATTCCGCCGTGCACTGATAGAGCTTGCCCCAATGATACAGGCAGCAGAGCATACGCCGGTGACGGCGGCCGGAATATAACATTTCCAGGTGGTCTTGATGATCTCAGAGGTGGTCAGACGCTTTCCATCCTCAATTTCCTTGTCATCCACCATTCGGAGAGCCTTGGGGGTAGCCCGCACCGCCATAACAGTGGTAGCCACCATGCCCGCGATGCCGATGCCGGTCAAAATGGCCGGACTGTGCTTACGCATGGTCTTTTGCAGCGATTTCAGCGTGTTTGTGATAACCTGTTTGTTCACAACGCCTTCTCCTCTCATAAATATAATTGTGTTCAGCGCTCGATCGCTTTGATGTCATCGAGAAATTCCCATACGGTTTCGGCCGCGATCTTGAAGATCCGGTGCTGGGCATCCGTGTTGCAGGTTTCGGAGAAAAACTCCATTTTTGATGCAAACTTCTCCAAAGTTTCCGATGCCAGCGTCCACGGGTGGTCCCAGACATCTTGCAGCAGCTCCTCCAAAGCCCATCTGGAGAACGTGACTTCCTCAGCCTCATGCTGGGGCCAGTCAGACCTTGGCGATTCCTCAAACCCGTTCAAAACCGACATGAGAAATAGAATGGCCCGTTCATTCATGGACAGCGGCTCCTGCAAAAGCAAAGAGCCCCAGTCAGGGCTCCTCGCTTTCAGTTGTTCCATGCTCACGGGCGGCAAGCGCTTCATTCACTTTCTCTTCGATGACCGCGTCCTGCTCCTTATTGTCGGCCCAGGCGGACAGCAGCGTGCCAATCCCACCAAGAGCCATCCCAACCAGGGACAGGACCTTAAATATCGTTTTCTGGTTCATAAACTCAAACCTCCTATTTTCATGGTTCTCCATAATAGGACATGCTATTTCTGCGGACTGGTCAAATCTCCATGTCCTCCCATTCTTCCTCGCTGACCGGCGGGAACGGCGCATCAATAATGTAGCACTCCACCTCGCCATTCAGCCCGTCGTCCACCACAGTCTTCTGATGGTCGAAATCCACCCAGTAGAGACTATCCGAAATCATCCAGCCCACTTCATCTCCACCCCGCACCTTAGAAACGCCCAGAAACTCGTAGAACTGGTTCAGAGTGATGAACCCGCCGCTAAGAGCGAAGTTCCGGTTGAGGTGGTATTCGGCCTGTAAGACCTGACTGATAGTTGCCTGAAAATATCGGTCGGAAATGGCGTCGTAGAACAGGCGCTCCTCCTCATTGGCATCCTCGAACCCCACCGAGGTCATTTGAGTGAGGGAACCTGCGGAGATTGTCGGTTTGGTGCTCTTCTCCGCGGCCAAAGACGCCATCACTTTCTTGTGGGCCTCTTCGCCGTAGAGCTCTCTCACCTTCTGTTTGTAGCTGTTGAAGGAGCGGCTTGCCAGAGCATAGGCGCTGACCAAAGAGGCCTGTTGACGCCGATTTAGGGTATTTGCACCGAAAATACACCCGATTGTAGCGATTCCCGTGACCGCCGCAGGGATATAGCATCGCCAGCAAGCTGCTATCGTCTCCATTCGGGTCAAATTTTCGCTATTTTCAGCGTTTTTGACCGCTTTTTCCTTCTCGATGCACTTGAGGGCCTTGGGGGTGGCCTTAACTGCCAGAACCACTGTAACCACCACGCCGGCCGCACTGATGCAGGTTAATATCGTCGGCGTCGCTTTCTTGAACGCCTTTCCGGCCCTTTTAAGCAGGGCGGGTTTTGTCTTCACGTCCGTACCCTCCTTAAATATAATTGAAGATATGGTGTTTCCGGCAGATCTCGCAGAACTCACCCCGCAGAGCATTGTGTACCTCCAGAATTACAGGAACCTTCGGCGGCTCCGCCGTCTGGATGGAGTGCCCCAGCACCTCTTCCACAAAATCGACGACCTTTCCGGCCGTCCCCTCCAGAACATATCCGGTATAGGCTGTGATGACCAGTTTTTCACGTTCGGTCAACTTAGGCTTCCGGTTAAACCGGCGGTATTTCTGGTAGAGTTCCTGAATTCCAAAGTCCTCAGCAGACTTCCGCCAATCCAGATGGTGCTTATCCGCATCAAGGATTACCATGCCATGCTTGATCGCCCGCATCAATTCCGCCTCGGTAGCCCCATACCAGCACATGTCGGCAATCAAATTGGAATTCTTCCCCACCTCGATTTGATGCTGTTTGGGAGAGCGGAATACCGGCGTCATAAGGCCGGGGATCGCATACTCAGTTTTGGGGTTAAACTTCCTCAGTTCCTCGAACTTATCCTCGGTCAGAAACAGGTCGATACCTCTTTTGGTCAGAACATCAAGATAGGTCTTAGTCACGGTGTTTTCTCCTTTCAATCTCCGAAATATAATCCATCCAGAATGGACTGCGCTGCATCTCTGGACATGGAAAAGATAAAATTGGGGTCATCCGTTTCTCTTGCCGACACAGCCATCCTCTCCACAAACCCTGCCACTACGGCGGTGGGAGAGTCTCCTTCATGCCTGTCGATCTCCTGGAGCAGCTGTTCCAACGTGAACTTCTGAATGCTGAGTTCCTTGAAATATTGGTCATTTGCAGAAACAAGCCCCATATTGTGCTCAAGGTCGCCGATCAGGTCTTCGATGAAGGAGCCCATGACAACATCGGGATATCCAATTTCCGGTTTCATAGGCATCAAAACTTAAAGGGGACCTGCTCCACGTCGCCGCCTGGAACGGTGACAGAGCGCATGAGCATACCGGTCGCCTCGTCGAAATAAATCGTGTCTGCCTGATGATCCCAGTCCTCAAACTGCTCCGAGATGTTCTTCCCGCGGACCCTCCGCAGCGCGATCAACTCCTCGTGAATGACGCGCCGCCACGCCCGGGCAAGCGTTTTCCGGCTCTGAGCGAGCACATTGTAAAGGCCGGTTTCCGTGATAAATGTGACCTTCCGGCGCTGACCCGCTACCACGGTCGGGAGTACCACCTTTTCGTCCTCTTCGCAAATGCTGGTCAGGTTCCAGACATTGTTGCTTCCGTACTCCAGCAGATCTGCCACATCCGTCGCCTTGAACAAGGGTTCGTCCAAATCCCCATACACCGGCAGGGTGTGGTTCTTGAATTGGATACTGCCTACGATTTTGACTTCCATACGTATTCTCCTTTTTCAAAAAAATTTTTAGAGAGGATGTATCGGACTCGAACCGATGACCTCCGGACGGGTTTGTCCGGCGCTCTACCACTGAGCTAACTTCCTCTCCATAATAGGAATTGCAAATTCTGCGGAAGAAAGACAAAAGCCCCTGTTCGGGGCCTTCGCCTCAGAGCCCGATACTCTTCAGTAATCTGTCGAGTTCTTCCTTCGTGAGTTCCAAATCCACATTCAGTTCCACATGCATCTTGTCCTCCATCACGGTCGTCCGCAGCCGGTTGAGCCTGATGTCAACATCATATCCCAACTTGTCGCGAACCATCTTTTTGGCAAACTTCGATGCGATCATAGTCGTAAATTTTGATTCAAGTCTCATTTCGTCCATGCCCCTTTATCTCCTTTCATGAGCATCGTTCTCCGTAATAGAACCTGCGAAATGAGCGCAAATATAAAAGGAAAGAGCCCTTGTCTGGGCCCAATCCCTCAGTAAACCCAATTCTCCTTTGCAAAGAACAGCGGAACGGCAATCATTCCGATGACCACCAGCGCCGTCGCATCGTTTACCACAAGAGCCGGTACGCTCCCGCAGGCCAACAATCCAATCGCGCACAGTTTATTCTTTAATGTCTCCATAAACCGCAACTCCCTTCAAAAATTAGTTGGTTTTCCATAAAGGAAGTTGTCAAATCGGCGAATGGTCAAAGACCGTCTCCCATGGATGTTTGGGGATGGGTTTCATCTTCAGCGCCCACATGATCTGCCGGATGGTCACAGTGGGATAGAGGCCGTCCGTACCCTCTGCCGCCCTGCTGTCAAAGAACGCCCGGAATCCAGGGTGTAAATATAATGGATCGGTGAGCCAATCGTCTATCTCTGTCCAATAAGTGGCTTTTGTCCCCGGGTCGAATCGCTGCTGAATAACTGCCAAGCCCCGCGATTCCTCCAGGAACAGGGTGCAGGAGTTGTAGACCGGGTGGTCGCAAATATAACACTGTCCATACATAGACAGATAAATCGGCGGTTTCTCGAAATGGTAGCGCATGCTTGCCTCCAAACATAAAGAGGAAAAGCCCCTGTTACAGGACTTCTCCTCCGCGTTGATAATGCTCAGTCGTCGAACATTTTGCACGACGCCTTGCAATAGGGGTAAGGTCCTCCGCAGGCTCTGCAACCGGCGGGCGGCATATCGTCCCTGAAGATCAGGTAGTCGTCGCCTCTTTCGTCTTGTACGAGCTCCATCGGATCTCTGCTTTCATACTCGTACTCCATTTCATCAATTTCCCATCCACAGGACGGGCAGACGTAAATATCACAACCGCCTCTTGGATCTTCTCTCCGGTCCATCACTGCTCCACATTTGTTGCAGATCGCGAACCCCCGGTTCAGGTAGTCCATCAGTTCGGCTCCCTCCGGAATAATGGCCTTTTTGCCCTTCTTACGCATTTGCATTACCTCCTAAGTAGTCCGATGCCTTTCGGCTCCGGCTATTTTGAGGTAAAGAGCGCTCTCTTCCTCATAAAGCGCCTTGTAAATTTGGCGCCGGTATGCTATGATTTGGTAAATATAAGGAGGGTGGAATCTATGAAGATTTGCTCAATGTGCGGAGCAGAATTTGACCCTGGGAGTGTGAAACGCAAAATCGGACGCATGTATGGCCCTGGCACTTACAGCGACTATTTCCCCGATGAAGAAGTATGCGCCAGTTGCGCCATTGTCGAAATGAGCCCAGATTACGGAAGCGGCGAAGACCAAATCGAAGATATGGGCTCCGGATGGGACCCAGACTGAAAAAAAAGAAAGGGCCCGATTAGGACCCCTTCTGATGCTTGTAGAATGGTAAATATTTTCGTAAAAGTCCAATGGTGTCAACAACAGTTTGCAATTCTTTCTCCGTAGCTCCTTGCCTTTTGATGTAGCCCAGGAATAAAGTCAACTGTTTCTCAACATTTGATTTTTTCACGCTTATCCACCTCCATAAAACGCCTTGCCGAATGTGCGGATAAAACGAAGAGACTGTGCTGCCTGCACGGCCTCTTCATTTTTTTTGAGCCTCTCCGTTACTTTGCCGGCTTAAAGCGGCTGAACAGATTCCTGAATGTTGTGGACGAGTATACGCCGGATTCCTCAAATTTGAATCCCCGTTTCATCCAGATTCCGTAGAACACCAACGGCAATATCAATTCCGCGGCCGCAACACCTGTCCGCACATACCGGTCGATCTTCTGCTCCCGGAGTTGACGCGCCTGAGCCACCTCCTCACGGGCCCGGTCAGCATTCTTGGCGGCAAGCTCCTCCTTGCGCTGCCTGCTGTCCATTTCCCGCCGTTCGGATTTCTCCTCCACGTCAGCCTGAGCCTTGATCTCCTCGATGCGGAGCTTATGCAACGACACCAGATCCCGAATCGCGTCGCCTCTCCGTTCGTCCTCGATGGGCAAGGTCTTCAAATTCGAGATCTCCGTTTCGATCACATCGTCCAACAAAGTTTTGATCTCTGCCATGTGCTTTTTCTCCTTTCAAAATTTAAGTTGGCTCCATAATAGCCGGTGTTATTCGTGCGGGATGAAGTCCTCTACCTTGACCCGGAAGGCAACATACTTCTTCGTCATCACCGCAGGTACGTCCTTGTCCAATTCCAAAAATAACTGAGGGGGACTGTCCGGATCGGACTGATCAACCCTCAGATCACCGATGGGCCACTGATAATACTTGGCCTTTCCAATACTGAAACCTATCGCAACACCGATTATCATAGCGCCAATGGCGACGATCACGATCTCCAAAACAATGACCTCCTTGAACTGTTTTTCGGAATCTCCCACCCGGGAATTTTTCAGGGTATAACTGTAACACGATTTCCGGTCGGCTGCGTATGGAAAATATAAAAGCAAAGGGCCTGCTCAGCCCTTGCTCCTGGATTTGATTTTCCATTTCAGCTCTCCCAACTTTCTTGACGCCGTATTCCTGACCTCCGGAATGGATGCGAGCGCAACCGCCATCGTGACGGCGGGCACGATCACCTGTCCAATCCAAAGCCGCAGCTCTCGGCTTGCCTCGATTTGTTTGTAAGTCATAATGCTATCACCTCCATAAAAGTCACTGCTGTTTCTGCGTAAAATATAAAAGAAAAGAGCCCGCGTTTCCGCAGGCTCAATCCATTTAGGTCTTGAGAATGTTTTGCATCCTGATGATCTCTGCCATTCGTTTCTCTCCGAATCTTCGACAGCCGCGAAGTTTCTCCAAATCCGCATTACGAAGATCCTCCAGGCTCGTGATTCCGCCCCAATACAGACCGTGAATCACAGCTCCGGGATGTTTTCCGTTATAATCCTCAACGATAAACCTCGCCAACTCTATGTATTCGGTTTCCTCCGGGCAGACATGCTCTAATTGTTTCAAAACAGTGCTCATGGTATCACCTCCATAAAGCACCTTGTCTATTCTGCGGACTTGTCTTCATACACCGTCCGTTTCCTGAGCGCACTCCAGGGAACATACCGCTCCTTCCGGCAAACAGGGCACCAAAACTGACTCGTCTTCCCGCCGATATCTACCAACTCGTCGCAGTCGGCCTCCAGCTTGCTCCCGCAGTTCGGACAGTTGAACCGGTAGCATTGCCGCACCGCCACATCCACAACTCTCAAAGTCAATCCCTCCTTTTGCTCAGCAGCCAGAAGAACCGTCTGTACGCGGCGTAGTAGACGTCCCGGCAACACGGAATATCATACTTCATCTTCAGCGCGTCATAGGAGAGCCCCTCGGTCACGCCCCGTATCAGATATTGGTAGAGGTCAGGGTCCGCGCCAATGGCCGCCTGCTCCACCATCTCCATGCGGTCCGCGAAGAAGAGCCTGGACTGGGCGCAGCGCTCCGTTGGGTCCCCCTTCATCTGCCCGCTCTTGATAAAGACCTGAAGGTCAGCCGGCCGCTTGCTCAGAGCGTCCAAAGACAGGTAAGCCTTCTTCCAGATCGGGTATTGCAGGCAGAAGTGCTTCAGCTCATAGTAGCGGTGCTTGCCGATCCAGTACGGGTTCTTCTGCGAAACCTCCGGGCGAATATCATTGGCCATCATCGTCGCTCTCCTCTCCAAAAGTATCCGGTCTCCTCGTACAGCCGCTTTGGGGAGATGTAGAAGTTGATTCGTCCGTACCGGGAATCCATCTCCTCGATGCTGGTCACCAAATTGCCGTTGCGGGTAGCCTTGCCGATTGGCAGCCAACCGGATACGATGCCAGCTCTGATCCAGGACGCATCTTTTCCATAGACACGGGCGACCACGGCGACAGGAACAGACCCGGGATGAAACTCCTGTTCATTCATTGGCGTTTACCTCCTTTCAACGGCTATTCTAAGTAAGGAACTGCTTTTTGTGAAAACAACCTCGGTGGAAATAAAAAGAAAGAGGCCGCCGGAAAGCGACCCCTTTTCTCTTAGAAACGGCTCCTTCGACGAGCCCAACCATTGAACAGCTTCGACACTGTCTTCCGAAACCCGATCCACCAGGCCGGTTCAAACAGGGCGATGAAGTAGACAGCACTAATGATTGTGCTGATTACCGTAAATACGCCGCAGAATTTGAGGTATCCGCCCCAGGTGATAGGTTTCTCGGTCCGTTTCTGCTTGTTCATACTGGTCACCTCTCTAAAGTTTTTGGTCTCCATAATAGGCAATGTTGTTCGTGCGGAAAGGGAAGAGCCGCTGTGTTAGCGGCCCAGATCCCTCTTTGCTTTCTTGAAGTCGACGAATATAATTTTGTCTGACTTCGGATGTGTCAGTCTGACTTTGACCATTTGAAATTTCCTGTCCAGAACATTCGTCCACAGAGCAGCGCCCGCTGTTGATACCGCGCCCACAATCGCGAATGTTCCGATCGTGCTCAGAATTTTCCTGGTTTTCACAACCGTCACCTCCATAAAGGACTCTGCCAGAATCGCGAAAAATAAAAGAGAAGGAAATGACTTCAGGGTCGGCCCAACGAAAACCGTTGCCCGGTGGGTGCCATCTTTTATTAAGTTATTACTTGGCGGCACGCCTTCGTGTCTCACCGCTGGATTTTCACCAGCATCTATCCATCTTCTTCTCCATAAAGGAATTTGCAAAATCTGCGAATGGTTCCAAGTCTTTTGATTTCTAACTTAGGATAAGCCGGTCTAATCTAAGTTAGAAATATAACAGCTGGAACAAAAGAAAGAGCCGCTGTAAAGGCGGCTCAATCCTTTGTCAAATATCCTTGCTCAGAAACACTTCATTTCCACGTCTCCATACCTTGACCGAACGCTTTGACCGCTTGATGGCCGCAGACAGACAAGACCGGCAGACCGTTGGGGATTTGTAGTCGTCCTCACCAAAATCCACCTTTACGATTTTAGCGTCGCCATTTACAAATTCCTCAATCAAGTCTTGCAGCTTGTGATAACCGCTCACCTTCGGTATTGCGTCAACAGGTATCAATTTCATGATTACAAAACTCCTTTCGCTTATGGATACCTCCATAAAAGGAGCTGTGCTTTCTGCGAAAGCCACCGCAGCATGGTCATCTCGCAGGGGAAGTCTTCAAACCCCAGTGTTTCACAGGTAATAAGCCCCTCCAGTACGCCGATGATGACCTCTGCCTCATACTGCTTGTAGGGGAACAGGAGTTCCGGCAGCTCTCGATGAACTGCCCCGCAGTGGGCGCACCGAAACCGACGCATGGGCACTCTGGTTGTCTCCCGCCCCTTCGTCCGTACAATCCTTGGCACGCTGTCATAGTATTTCAGTTCCCCGCCACACTTTGGGCAGGTGGATTGGTCCTGCATCACCATAGGCCGCCCTCTAATCTAAATTAAAAAATATTGTGTAGGAATATACTTGACAATTCATACACTATCATATATGATTAGGACGGGCGGTGCAAGGGGTAAAAAAGAAAAGGAGCCGCCAAACCAGCGACTCCAATTCCTCTTTAGGTTTGTTTTTTGTATCTTTTTATGATTGCTCCAATGACTTGAACACCAATAACAATTCCAATGCCCATCGGTATGCCCTTAATCACGTTTTTGGCGCCCTGATCCATTCCTTCTTTGTAGAATGCGGTTAAGGCGGCTCCATGTTCAACCAAGAGCATGTTGAGCTCGTCGATTTGTGCGTTCGTCATACGCTTCATATAAAACACCTCCATAAAACCCACTGTAAATCTTGCGAAAGGAGATATTCAATGAAGAAACATGTGAATCCTGCCAAGCATCTGCACGAAGTCTATACCGTGCAGGGCGGGGTAAAAGAGTACAACAAAAATCAGCGAGCATGGGGCGCGCTACTATTTGCAGGAAGTGTTTTACTGCTGCGTATGGTGGGTGGCCATATCGTTGACAAGATTGAACATCGAGAAATCAAAGCCTTGAAAAAGAGGGATGACCTATGCTGACCCAATGCCCAGAGTGCGAGCTACCGGTGAGTGACAAAGCAAATGCCTGTCCCCATTGCGGCTACCCGCTGAAACCCTCTGAAAAGCAAAAAAGACCTCGCAAATCCAACAAGCGCCGGCGGTTGCCGAACGGCTTTGGTCAGATCAGCGAGATCAAAAATCGTAATTTAAGGAACCCATTTCGGGCAATGGTGACGGTAGGGAAGACGCCAGAGGGGAAACCCATCTGCAAACCCCTCAAACCGGAGTCCTACTTCGCCACCTATAACGATGCCTATGCCGCCCTGGTGGAGTATAACAAGAACCCCTACGACCTGGAGCCATCCATCACCATGCAGGAGCTCTACGATAAATGGCTCCCGGAATATGAGAAGACGGTGAAGAGCACCAAATCTGCCACCTCGGCCTGGGCCTACTGTTCCGGCGTCTATAAGATGCGAGTCATGGACATCCGGGCCCGCCATGTGAAAGGCTGCATGGAGGAGGGCGTTGCCATCATCCGCGGCAAAGAGCAGCATCCCAGTGCCACCATGAAGAACCAAATTAAATCCCTGTTCAACATGATGCTGGACTACGCTTTGGAATACGAATTGGTAGACCGGAACTACTCCCGTACCTTCAATCTCACCGAGGAGACGGTCAAAGAAATCCAGTCGGTGAAAAAGGAGCACATCGCCTTCACCGATGAAGAGATAGACTTGCTTTGGGGGAATATCAGCAGTAAGCAGGGCATCGACATTATGCTCATTCAATGCTACTCTGGTTGGCGCCCTCAGGAGCTTGGTTTACTGGAACTGAAAGATGTGGACTTGGAGAATTGGACCTTTCGGGGCGGTATAAAGACCGATGCCGGAGAAAACCGTGTCGTCCCGATTCACTCCCGCATCCAAGACCTGGTGCTCCGAAAATATCAGGAGGCGGAGGCCCTTGGAAGTCCCTATCTGCTCAACTGGGCAGACCCCAATAACCGCAACAAGAAAAACATCAAGTTGACCTACGCCCGGTATCAGAAAGCCTTCGAGCGTATTCGGAACGACCTGAAGTTGAACCCCAATCACCGTCCGCACGATGGCCGTACTCACTTTGTCACCATGGCCAAGCGCTATGGGGTGGACGAGTACGCCATCAAATATATGGTGGGGCACAAGATTTCCGACATCACAGAGAAGGTCTACACCCGCCGGGAGTTCGCCTGGCTCCGGGAGGAAATCGAGAAAATAAAATAGTGTGGGTATGGCTTGCGCAACACAACATTTTGTGGTATGCTGTTTGATCGAAAGGAGATACCTCGTGTATGGAGAACCGAACTGGCGTGGAGGAACACTATTAAGCCAGAAAGGAGGTGTTTCCATGGCCAGACTGACCAACGAAGAAATCAGACGCATGACAATCGATCAAGCTGATGCTTACACAGACGCCCATCCCGCCGAGGCATGGCGTTTTGTTAAGGCTTACGGCGCAGCCGCAGCACAACAAACAAAGAAAGCTGTAAAGCATGGCTTGAGAAAAGGGATGCTTGTTCCCGAACCAGAAGTGATTGAACTCGCCTGATAACACACAACCGCCCTTGACTGTTCACAGCAGCCGGGGGCGGTTCCTTTCTGGCTTAATACTATTCCTACACACATACTCCTATACTTTGGTGGCCTCCCCATAGTGTAGGAACACCAGTATAGAAATGATAGAGAAATAATATATGAATTATCTACACTCACCCGCTTTTAACCGCCCTTAACTGTCCTCAAAACCATTGATATAACAGCGGTTAAGCGCACATAAAAGCGGGTAATTGTGTAATAAGTTTCTATCGTAAAAACTCAAAACCCAGCAATTCCAAGGCTCAAACGGTCAAGGTGTAGGAGTAGTCAAGAAATAACCGACTCTCCTACACCTTTTTCCGCTCTTTACGACTGCTTATGGACCAAGCCAAATGCTCACCAAAGAGTGCAATACAACAGCATCTCTGCCCATCACAAGAAAGTGCTTTCATCCGTGCATTTCTTGTAGACGCGCTTGATGTTCTCGATGGCCAAAATGGCTTTGTTGTTCTCATATTCCGGGTGATCCTTACAGAACTTTTCGTACCGGGTCACATCATCCAGAATTTGATCGAAATGCTCCTTGGTGTGCCTTTGGTCGTGCAGGATCTCGTCATTGAACCGCAAGATCCGATACCGGCAGGTGGTGGCCTCGTTTTCCGCAAGCATTCGTCCGAGATGATTCAAGAGCTCCAGATTATTGTGCTGGGACGCCTCAATCGCTGCAATCGCATCGGAGAACTTCTGCTGAATATCAAGACTCTGCTGGTGCCATTTGGGGTAATTGGCCGCCTGGTCGATAATCTCCTGCACTTGCTTTTCTTTGGCTTCTTCCTTCTTGTACTTCTCGATCAGCTGTTTGCGGGCCGTTTTATACAGTTTCCAGATAAAGAAAATGGCCACAAGCACCGTGATGACTGTGGCCACTTTCAAGTCTCCGAAAACTTCCAGAAATTCATCCATTAGATTTCCCCTTTGTCACTAAGGATAAATCGGATGGAATCAGACGGTAGTACCGCCGGCATTCAGCATCCCGATCAGCTCCTGGTATTCGCTCTCCGTGACCTTGCCCACAGCGAAGAAAATATCAATCTTCTCCTCCAGTCCGGCAGTCTGGCCTCGCTCGATCATCCGCTTCAAAGTCCGATACAACATGATAAGATCCTCCCTTGTCTTAAATATCCAGATCCGTCAGTCCCAGCTCCAGCAGGGTCAGACGAAATTCCTGGTCCACATTCATCGCGTCGGTGTCCACCTGCGCCCGATACAGCGCGCTGTTGCTCCGGTCAATCTCGTTGTCTTTGCCCTTTTGCAGGAACTCCTCGTAATTGTCCTGAACATTCTTGGCCACACCGTCCCAGGTTTCGACCTCCACATGGTATTCGTCATACTCGAATCCAGTGAACTCCTCCGTCTCAACGGGCGTCACATTCTGGAAGAGCCGCACAAGGCTCCGCTTGGTCCCCGGGATCTGCTCTACCGTAAAACTGCCCGGATTGACCATCCCCTGAACTTTCATAGTGCCACTCCTTTCATGCCGCCTGATAAGGCGGATATAATTTCTGAAGTCGCCGGCATTCTCTTCTGACGACTTTCTTCAGATCGAACATTGTTTTCGGTTGGTAATACCGCTTTAATATCCGTTGACTATTGCATTTACGAAGTTGACCCAATCGGGAGATAAGCCCGGAGGCCCTCTTGAAAGAGATGACCCGGTTGTGGTCCCTTCGGTGGTAGTAAATGTGCAGCGCCTGTTTGAGTCGGAACAGGTTGTGCTTTCGGAGGATTGTATATCCATGCCCGAAACGGTAGCCCAACGCAGACGGAATCCTCGGCCTGCGGTGCCGCTGTTTCTTCTCCGATAACCCTTCGTGAGCCTTTGCTACTCTCGGCGTAAAGCCCACCCGGAAGATCTGCCAGTTATCCTTCAGCTTCATGCCGATCTCGCCCAGCCAAGCCTTGATGTCCTCCAGCAGCTTTCTCAGCTTCCGCTTATTGGAGCCAAAAATAGTGAAGTTGTCCATCTGCCGCAGGTAGTGGCTCACGCCATATTGCTTTTGATGAACCATCAGGTCCAGAGGTTGGAGCAGCAGATGCAGGAACCAGGAGGAGAAGAACGCGCCGATCAGCACGCCGTACTCCATCAGGGCGTCGCAGAGCCATAGGGTTTCCCGATCTTTGAACAGCCGTTTCAGTGCGTTGATGACATAGGGCGGGTCCACCTCCACAAAACAGTGGTGAATATCACACTCCACGCAGTATTGAGTGCCCACTGGATCGTTCTTCATCCAGTTTTTCAGCGCCTTCACGCCGTAGGAGTTACCCCGCCCAGGGACGCTTGCGATGCAATACTTGTCCATGCTCCGCTTGATGTGCGGAATCATGGGCTGCACCACCGCATGGTGGACATACTGGTCCGGCCAGAGCAGCGGTTCGTTGATCTCTCGCCATTTTCCCTTGCCGCTGTCCGCATTCCGGTCCCACTTCCGCCGTTGCAGCGGTTTGTGCATGTGTTCGTCCCCGGTCACCAAGTCCTCGATGAACTTGCGGAGTTTCACCACATATTCATCCACATGTGCCTCGATTTCCAGGACTTTCTTGTTCAAGCTGTGGTCGCCGTTTCTCCGGTGACCGCGATTGACTTCCTGGATAGCCAGGCGCAGGTTTTCATCGGAGATGATTTGTTGGTAAATTCTAACTCGTTTCATCAGGGATATTTTTCCTCCTTGTAGCCTCACAACTGTTCCATCGCCGCGGGTGGTTCCAAGGCGAGACTCGGCCCGAAGTGTACTAAGCTGTGTCCTGACGGCTTATCTTCAGCAAGTGCTGCGCGGTCAACGATGCGTAATAGAAAGGGTGAGGAACCCTGACTACCAAATGGAGGGTTAGCCTATGGCTTAGCAAGGATGCGACAGCCGATGTTGGTGTTCTGGTTCGACGCGTTGTTGTAGTTAATGTAGAAAGGCCCGTGATTCTGGTTCTGGTTATAGTTACCGCCATGGTGCAGGCACGGGTTACTACCGTTGAAATTCCAGTTATCCGGGACATCGTCTGCTGCAAAGTTGACCCCGCGCTTTCCCCTTACCAAAGGAAAAGCGGTTTATCAGAGTGATTTCACTCCATTTTGATAAGGCGGAGCTTGGGGGAAGGGCCTACGGGCCCCTCACCCCAAACCCCTCCTCCACAGGGGAGTGGTCACGCCCGCCTTCGGCGGGCGTTCCTGGAGGCGACAGCCGACGCTGGTGTTCTGGTACGACGCGTTGACGCAGTAAATGCAGAAAGGCCCGCGATACCGGTACTGGTCATAGAAACCGCCATGGAACAGGCACGGGCTACTACCGTTGAAACTCCAGTTATCCGGGACATACGTTGTGGTACTTCCTGCGGCCGCACACGGGAACAGCGCCCACTCCAGACCATCTTGTGTCGGGATGGTGAAGTCAGACGGATAACCACCTACCGGCTTACCGACGAGTACGCCATTGGCACTGTCGCTGAACTGGTTGGGATTCTTGATGACATTCAGGCCATTATTGTTGTAGTAACAGCCATCCAGCCAATCATAGACATTGTCCCACCAGCCCTCGATGTTCCGGTACTGGGTAAAGCCATAGCTGTTTCGGTTGGCCGCCGTGGTGCCGGTATGATACTGCATGGCGTCTGTCCGGCCATTGTTCTCCTTGGAGTTGTTGGCGGAACAGCCTCTGCCGATCCGCTCGCCGTTCCAATCGGCGAACTCCACCAGGAAGAGCATGTTCACATACCAGAACTGGGCAAAGTCGATCTGCCAAATGTAAGAGCCCAGATTGTGGATACCGCTCCGGGCTGTGCTCCGGGTGATGTTCACCTTCTGCGCCACATTGGTGGAGGACTTGTAATCGCTCCCGCAGTGATAGCGGCCGATGTAGGAGAAGTCCAGCTCGCCCAGGCCGTCGCCCCGATCCATGTTCACCGGGTCCACATGGAACCCTTCCACCGGGCCGTCTGCGATCTGGAGCTTCAGCTTCTTGCCCGTCTTGGTCCACTTGTACCAATACTTGGGCTCCTTGACCATCACGCCGCCGGAACGAGTTTCCTTCACCATCCCATTCCAGGGATAGAGATTGTCGAAGGGAGAGGAGCCGGAGCCGTTGTTCACCGCCGGATTGGGGTCGCCAAACCCGGCCGCGCCGTCCGTACGAGTGCCTTTCGTGGAGCCGCCGGAAGTCCAGTCCCATTCCACGCCATAGATGGTCACGAACTGGGCGTTGACCTGGACCTCTTTGTTGGCCCCGGCCAGATAGTTGGTTCCTGCGGCCACCTTTACCGTGATGACCGCTGTGCCGGTGGTATCATTGACACTGTTCACCGTCACTTCACCAGTTTGCTGGTTGATCCCGCCGATGGTAGCGACACTGGGGTTGCCAGAAGTAGCTGAAATGACGCCATCTCCCTTTCGGGTCACCGTAAACTTTGCGCTCCGGGTGCTGGTGTTCAGCGTTACGCTTTGCGGGCTAACAGACACCACCTGGTCGCCCTTGCCGATAGTCCAGGTTGCGGTCTTGGCGCCCACAGAGCCGTCCCACCACTGGTGGTTGGAGTCCGGCGTGAAGGAGGCGGTATAGCCGGTTCCCGCGTTGATCTGCGCCTCCACCGAAACGGTCATCTTGTTGCTGTCGTAATTGGTATCCCAGGACGGGGTCTTGGGGTTTCCGTCATACTTCAGCGAACCGCTCTGCTGCGGAACAGCAGGAATAGACGCTCGGCCGATGGTCCAGTTTACTGTCTTCTTCCCGGTGGTGCCGTCCGACCACATACCAGTCAACAGAGTGAAGGTAGCAGAGTGGGTGCCCGCATTGGTCTGGGGCGTCACCGACACCGAGGAATTCTCCTGATCAAAGTTGTCCCACTCCGGCGTCTGGGGCGCTCCCGTATAAGTGAGAGAACCCGACTGCACCGGAATAGACACGATGACACTGGTAATGGTCCAGGTGACCTCCTTGGCCTCTGTGGAGCCATCCCACCACTTGTAGTTGGCCGTGGGGGTAAAGGTGGCCGTATAGTCCCCGGCGTCTGTACCGAACCGGTCCCCGCCGATGGTCAGCTGAGTGACATCATAACCGTCCCAGGTCGGGGTCTGGGGCGTACCGTTAGCCGCCAACACATTGCTCTGAGAAGGCAAAGAGGCGATGGTCGCCCGGTCGATGGTCCACTCCACCTCGGCCTCGTCCTGGTTACCGGGGAATACATAGCCATAGCCCAGAACGAACTTGGCCGTATAAGTCCCCGCATTGACGCCATTGGTCTCTCCGGACATGGTCATCTTCACCGAGTCATACCCGGTCCAGGAAGGCGTTTTGGCGGTTCCGTCGTAGACGGGCATTCCATTTTGAACGGGGACAGCCACCTCGATGGGGTTGACCGTCACATTCAGGCTCGTGGTTTTGGTCACGCCCTCATAAGCGTAACTGAGTTCCACTGCCTGTTGCCCCAGAGTGGAGAACGCAGTCTCGGGATAGGTGTAGCCAGAGACCTCCTCGGTAGATTCATCCGAATAGGTGGCGGTGACCACCATGCCGGCCGGGTCGAATGACTCCAGATAGCTGTACGCCATCTTGGAGGGATTGGTGGTAACGGCGATAGACACCAGCACCTTCTCCACCGTAACCGAGACCATCGCCGTCTTGGTGACGCGCCCCTCGGTGTAGGTAATGGTGACCTCTGTCACGCCGTCTGTCAGAATCTGAGGCGACACGGAATAGCCGGTCACATCCGAAGTGAGCCCGTACCCATAGCCCGCGGTAACGATCATGCCCGTGGGGTCAAAGGACTCTCCGGATTTGTAGACCGTCTTGTTGGGCTGCTTGGTAATGGTAAGGGTCTCCAGTTTCAGAGTACCGCCGCCCCCGTTGCCGCCGGTCATGTTGAAAACCTTGCCAACGTTAGCGTTACTCATTGTTCTGCTCGACCTCCAGTCGCAAAATATAAAGAGTCAGATCCTCCACCGGAGTCACCTCGCAGTGGAATGTGATCTGACCGTCAACCGTGATATTATCGGCTTTTACGCCGGTTTCGCTTGCCGCCATAAAGCAGTCCGCATCAGCACATACAATGTACCAATACTTGCTGTCGGCTAAGAGGGACTCGTCCTGCACAGTCTGAGCTCTGCCGCTCCAGTTCTCGGCCGGCAGAGTAACGGTGATACCGGTATGCTGCGCGCTTTCCAGCAGAGGGGTGATGACCTCCAAAAGCGCGTCAATGCGGGTTAAGGTGTCGAGTTTCCCCTTTTCTGCCAGTGCCCGCAGCTGCTCCATGGTGGTGAGTTTTTTCTCTGCCATATGAGAGCTCCTTTCGGGAAAAGTAGAAGGGGGACAGGACATTCCCATCCCCCTTCTCAGGCTTTCTTAGGTAGTCTCTTCATCAGAGGCCCCAAAGACCTCATCCAGCATACTCTCCACTTCGGGGTCGGTAGCGACCTGGATGCCGTCCAGCTTAGTCTTGTCCGCACCGGACATCAGGCCGGAGGCGCCGCCAGCTACCACATCAGAGTAGGTGGTGTCCTGAGCAGGAATACCCAGAGCCACAATGTCCTGCTTGGTCACATCGGCGCCCAGCACCACGTGACCCTTGTCATCGTTGCCGACCTTCTTAAAGCCGGCGGCAACAGCAGAGGTGGTGGGGTGAGTGTAGACAGGAGTCTCCACACCGTCGATCTTGATGTTGCCGTTGGTCTCGGAGGCCTCGACCTTGGTGGCGCCCTTAGAGATGTCCGTCAGGGCCGCCGCGATCTTGCCGTCAATGGCGGCAATCACAGTGGCATAGGTGTCGCTCTCACCGCCGATGCCTGCGGCAATGGCCTGGAGCTTGCTGATGGCGGAGTTCATCGCAGAGGCGTCATCGGGGTGATCCTGAATCCACTGGGCGATCTCGGTCAGGGTGTCCAGGGAATCCTTGGCGCTCTCAGGAATCAGCTGCGCGGCCAGCTCCTCATTGGCGATGGTACGGGCGCTCTTTCCGGTGTCAGTGCCGATCAGGGTAGCCAGATCAGCGCCGGAGGCCTTGGCGTCCAGAACCGCCTTCAGAGCGGTGTCCAGATCAGCCTCAGACACCTGAGCCTTGTAGGCCAGAGCGGCAAGCCCCTTCACCGCCACATCAACACCGTTGACGGCAACAGTGCCGTTAGCAGTGCCGGTGGCGATCAGGATGTCCACCATCTTGTCGGCGATGGACAGCGCTGTGCCGTTGACCTTGATGCCCACCAGAGACTTGGATTCGACCTGGTCGATCTCAGCCTTGGTGCGCTGGGCCAGCATTTTCAGCTGGTCAAGAGTGGTGTGCTTAGACATAAATATGCCCCCCTTAAAAATATTTGTTTACGGCTCGTCGCCGAAAACAGCATCCAGAATGTCCTCCACCTCTTCGTCGGTGGCGGTGTTGTCCGGGTTCTCCGGATCGTCAGGGTCATCAGGCGGCGTCCAATCGGTTCCAAATGCCTCATCCAGCGCCTGGTCGACTTCCTCATCCGTAGCCGTGTTTTCCCGGATGACCTCCAGAATCTGGGCCCGAATATCTCCTCCGGAATAGGAGGGCGGGATCAGCTGGGTCGCGTCGACAGCATACATGATGCGGCTGGTCAGGCACCAAATGGTGTCCTTCTGCTCCTCACCTTTTACACCGTTCACGCCGACATGAAGATTGACTCCCGCCTGTTTGAGACACTCGGCAGGAATGATACAGCGGTCGTCGGTCAGCGGTACGGAAAGTTCGGAACTTCCTGCCTTAAAGACAGCCGTCTTGGTGTATCCGTCCCAGTTCTGGTCAAAAATGAATTCCACAATGTAGATCTTTTCAGAGTTCTGCACCAGGCTTTCGTCCTTGAGCATGTGGGCGTAGGTTTCTTTCACTGCAATTTCCATAGGTTACACCTCCTCACTGAATAGCCCCGTTTCCGGACAGCTCGAATCGAATGAGATTAACCGTCAAATCCATGGTGGGGTCGCTCTCATTGGTAAAAGTAATAAAGCCTGTCGCGGTGATGTCCTTCGGCTGCACATTGCAGTCGATGAACTCCTCCTTACAGACTTCATCTGCGCTGAGAAAGTATTTGTGGGTCGCAAGAGCCAGGAGCCTGCTGTCAGCTATGGTGATGCTCCCGTCTTTCCATCCGGACGCCGGAATGACCAAATCAAAGGAGATGCCCAGCACATCGCCGGCGCCAGTACCATTCAGACCGTTGTAGACCGAGATGTTGTAAGAGGACCCGTCTGTCAGCAGCACGGTGTAGATATCCGTGGTGCCCGGAGAGTGGTCGCCGCTTGTCAGCTGAATATCGTCAATGCCGACACCAGTGGGGCCCGGCAGTTCGCAGCTGATGTGACTGTCGTAATACTCGCCGGTGTCAGCGTTCCAGATCCACCAGGTTCCATTTTGAGGCATGGGCGGCTTTCCGCTGTACTGCTCTGCTTTGACGGCGCTGTTCGCGGCATCGGAGGCACTCTCCTCCGCGGCAGCCTTCGCCTGTTCGGCGGCTGTCTTGGCGTTCTCAGCATCCTCCTTATCCTGGGCGGTAGCAAGGGCATCCTCTTCGGCACTCTCCTTGGCGGCCAGGGCCTCGTCCTTCGCCGTTTCGGCGGCAGTCTTGGACTCCAGTGCGGAGGTCTCGGAATCCTTGGCGTTGGTCTCACTAAGTTTGGCAGCGGCCTGGGCTTTTTCAGCGGCCTCCTTGGCAGCCTGAGCCGTCTTGGCGTCCGCCGTGGCCTGAGCCCCCAGGGTCTCCACCTCGGTCTTAACGGTCTTGACCCGTTCCTCGGCGGCCTTGGCCTCAGCCGCGCTGAGTGCGGCGGCATTCTTGGATTCCTCCGCCTCTCGTGCCTGTTGGGTTGCCACTGTTTCCGAATCAGCGGCTTTGGTCTCCGACTCCTTGGCCCGGTTGGCCGCACCGATGGCGTCATCGGAATACTGCTTTGCCAGGGTTTCAGATGCCTTTGCGGCAGACTCAGAAAGAGCGGCCTTCCCGGCGGAATCCAGAGCCTCAGACGCCTTTTTAGTGGCGGTGTCCGCCTCCGTCTTGGCTTTCTCGGCAGAGGCGGCGGCAGAGTCCTTGGCCGTAGCCGCAAACTCCATGGCGTTGGAGGACTCCTGATTCATGGCAGCCAGGGCGTCGTGGATGGAACCGCGCACCTCCTCGCCATAAATCGCCTCCAGAATTTTCTTTAGACAACTGCTGATATCGGCCAAATCAACTCACCCCTTCCTAATCCTCCAGCATCCAGTCGATGGCCAAAATTTCCTCTCCAGACAGGTTCCCGGCAACTTCATCATACTTCGCCGTCATCAGCTCCACCTCATGCTCCATCTCATTGAACGGGGCCAGCTCGTCACAGAACTGCTTGAAGTTGGGGGAATCCATTTTGAGGGTAAAGGTAGGTGCACCGCGCTCGTCCTTACCTGCTTCACCATACTTCTCGATCAGGCCCAGACGAATGGTCTCAAACTCCGTGATGGAATTGGAGAGAAAACGGTAGTTTCGAGCGGCCACATAGCCGATCTTGTCTCTGCGGGATAAAAATGGCTTGAGCGAATGGAGCCGCTCAAGCGCTTCAGAATTCTTCAGTTTCATTTTCATGGCGGCATTATCCTCCCGTGCCTAAATCCAAACCTCTTACATTTGCGTTGCTGAAATCGATCTCACCATTGAAATAGATAACGCCGTATCGGTCGCCAAATTCGATGTAAGCTCCACATGGACTGTATATGTTGACATAGGGAGCGTCACCCTCGAAATACTCAATGGCCAACATGTGATACCGGCTCGAACCATAGGGCCCATATAGGTTGAAACTCCCGAAGTCGCTCCCAGCGATTACATTGAATTCCTCGCCATAAAACTCTCCGCCCTCAATAACTGGGGAACGAATAGTAGTGGAGTCAATATAAGTCGACTTAATGTATCGCGGAAGTTCAATGGAATTCGCCAAGGTATAGGCCCGGTCCGCCCGGTCATAAGCAAGCTCCGCCTCCCACATTGCATCGTCCGCCAAATTGTAAGCGTCGTTTGCCATGGAGTAGGCCGGATTATAGGCCAGGTTGGTATTGCTGATGTTGGCCCAGTTAATGGTGCTACCTGCACCCATAGTTATTTGACCGTTAATGGTGATGCGCCCTGTGGAACTAACGGCAAAGGTGATCTCTCCGGTACTTCGATTAGTGATCGTAATGCCATAGAGGTCCAGATAGTCGGAGGCAAATTTGGTTCCGTTCATCATGCTGTTGCCATAGCGGTCCAGAAAGTCCTCGGCCTGCACCACGCCCTTGAAGTCTCCGGTGGCCGCCACCAGTTGACCGCCAAAAGTACCATTGGCGCCGGACAGAGTGCCGGCAAAGGTTCCACGCCGGGCGTAGAGGTTGCCCTGCTCGTCCACGGTAAAATTACCATTGCCGATGTCAATGGAGCCCTTCTTCATGGTCAGCGTTCCGGCGTCCAAATCCAATATCACATTGGAATTATAGTCTCGGATGACGCCCACCCGAAGGACATTACCGTTCAGCACGCCGGCCGTGATGTAGTCCGCCACAATAGCGCCATCCATGGTGATAGCCAGCCCATAGGTCTTTCCTCCATCGTTGGAGTAGCCCAGACCGTTCATGTTCCACTTCCATAGCTTGTCGGCCTTGGTGTAGTCCCGGACATTGGAAATATACAGAGTGTCTGAGCCGTATTCATCCCGCGTGATGGTGATATAGCCCGTAGTGGCCATATTCATGATCTCGGTGGCATTCTCCTGGGCCTCCTTGAGAATGGAGTGAGCCTTGGGGAGATTGTCGATCTTCTCCAATACCGCAGCATTGGTCTGGTTGCTGACGCTGGTGAGGCTGACCTGCACAGAACCCCCCATTTTGAACTGAGTGTTTTCTGGATGATCCAATGGGATCTCCAGCTTGGTCACCGGGAACAGGCGGTCCAGACCGTGGGGACGGGAGATGACCCGAATCTCGTCCAGCAGCTTAACCGCCTCAGTGTTCACATCCAAATAGTGCAGGTCCAGGGCGCTCAGTTCCAGCTCCAGGTTGTCGAACTGGAGGTCAGTCAGATACTCCTTGGCCTTCTCCAGCAGAACCGCCGGGTCGCTTACATCGTCCCAGGTAACCGTCTTGACGATCCAGCCATAGTTCTTGACCGCCTCGTCCGATTGAACATAGAGGCTCCCGTTGTTCACGCTTTCCACCGTCAGATAGGCGTCCAGCGCCTCAATGGGGCTCTCGTCCAGCCGGTTGCCCAGGGGCACGATGGACGTGGCGTACTCAGTAGAGTCCCAGTTGCGGGTGAAGTCAATGAGGTTGGACCCGAACTGGATAACCTGACTGCATGTGTCTGGATAGTCTTCCAGATAGTCCAGATACCGAACACCATCCACCTTCCGAATCCGGAGATGACCGCCGTAGGTTTCCACCAGGGCGTTGAGCAGTTCTATGGTTTTCTCGTAGTTGGTGTAATAGGTAGGGAAGTTTTCGTCCACCACCGTCACCGCACCGAGGACAAACTGCCGGTTGGCGCCGACCTTTGCGTTGTGAACGGAAATTAGCTGTTCCAGATACTCCCGAACAGACTTGCCGGCATACTCTGCCGGAGGCTGTACCGAATCATTGAAGTACGCCAGTTCCCCTTCGCAGTAGAGCACCCGGTTATTCCAGAAATCCTTGCTCTCCGAGAGCACACGCCCAGACCAAATTTCTTCCCCGTGTTTTTTCACGGAGATTTCCGTGACCATACGGACAATGGTGTCATAGGCCTTGTTGGTGTGAGGGAGCGTCAGCTCCAGAGAGCCGGCCGCGCTGTCCTCCAGCGTCAGCTTGGGATTCACGACCTTCATGTCATCCAGCGAGAACACATCGTTGTAGATGCACACGCCGTCTGCGTAAATGCTATACATCGGTCACAACCTCCCCACTCTGAAATCCACAGAGACCGTCCCGGTCCCAGTATCGCACCACAGCTCCAGGGTCGCCCCCTGGTCGCCGAAGAATACAAATTCCGGGAACTGGATGGTGCCATCCGTAAGTAGTTTGGTTTCATCCAATCCCAGCGTGGGGTTGACAAACCGGATATGCACACCCCGCTTGTCTGAGCTGGTCACAAAGAACTGAGGACACACCGGGGCTCGCCCAAAGAGCGCAGCCTCCAGCTGAATTGTCCTCTTGGCGGTGGTCACGGCGATGTTCTTAAACAGAGCAGCCCGTATCACACCATTTTGAAAGTTGAAAGGGTCCCACAGCCAGTCGTCCGTCGAAGACAGGAGCGACCACTTGTAGGGCCCCACATCATAGTCGATGGTGATGCGCGACCAATCCTTTTCCGACTTCCAGGCATTGACGGTGAACCGCCCTTCATAAAAATACTCCGGGTCGTCCTCCAGCACCGCACGCAGCTTTTGCCCGTGCAGGTAGTCCATGATATCGGAATAGGCCATGTGCCAAGGCTTGAAGTCGTTCATCACAATAAACTCAATCGAGCCCGTCCGGTTCTGATATACCGGATACCCGGTGAGAGACTGGGATAAGTCGATCACCCCATCCCCACCGGGTATATCCAGCGTCGTTACCTTCTGGGCCGGAGGATTGAAGAGAGGCCGAGAGGAGGGGACAAGCCTCCAGTCGTCCCAAGAGTTTTTATCCCCAAAGGTAACCGAGTGGTACAAGCTTAGTTCCCCCTTCCCCTGCGTGCCGCCCTCTGTCCGAGGGCATTGTCCATGGGCCCTGCCATCTCACCGACCAGAGTACCGGTGTCCAGCACGACCCGCATCCGTTCCATTCGCTCCGTCATTTCCGCCATTTCACTGCGCAGAGCACGGAGTTCTTCCACAACACTGTCATTGTCCACATTGACCGTTGTTCCGCCATTTCTGCCAGATTCAGCAAATGCCAAACTAGCCTGTCCGGCAAGTCCAATGGTCCGCTGCGGATAGAATAGACTGTCGAGCTGCTCCGCACCATGCACCACATTAGAAAGGTCAAGTACGGGGCGAATTGTAGGCTGGGTATCCATGTTGCCATTGAGAAGGTTGCCCACAATGGACATAGCATTGGAGAGCCCATCCGTCGCATAATCCGCCATATTAGCGCCTGCGGCATAGGATTTCTCAGCATAGTCCGCCAGGCCATTCACAAAGCCGAGGCCCGTGAAGTTGCCCAGCTCCCGGAAAACCCGGGAGGGAGAGTTGATCTCCAGCGTACTCTTGACAGCCTCCACGCCGGCGAGCGCCATGTTGGTCAGTTCGTCCAGGAAGGTGGATTTCGACATGGCGACGCCCTCAGCAAGACCGGCAGGGATTTGCTGCCCCGTTTCAGTCCACCCGGCTTCAGAGAGGATCTTCGTGGCCACTTCGGTCATTTCCTTCATCTCGGCCTCAGTGTCCTTCTTGATCAGGCCCACATTTTCCGCAAACTCCTGACGGAGTGATGCCAGCTGACTGCTGGTATCTGCCTCCAACTGAGCCATTTCTTCCTGCCAGGTAAGCCGATACTCCTCCAACTCCAATTCCGCATCGACACGCAGCTGAGCAATCTGCTCCTGAGTTTCAATGCGCATGCCTTCCAACTCGCTGACAGCCTGCTCCCGGGCCTGGGCATGCTTAATGGACCAGAGAGAGACATACTTTTCCAGCTCGTCGTCGCTCATGGAGTTGAGCGCCCGGATCTCTTCGATAGCGGACGGCCCCATCTCCTGAAGTTCGGAAATCAGCTCGGAATCAACGCCCCTGGCAGAAAGCTGACCCAAAATATCCTGCCACTCACCGAACTCCTGGACCTGCCCCTCCAGATTCTTCATCAGCGTGTCACTGCTGACCGCCTCCTTCTCCGTCACCTCGTCAAAGAGGCCGTAAGACTGATAGAGGCTGTTGGTGCGGGACTCCACGGCGTTCTGGTACTGGTCATTCAAAGACTGAATATCCCGTTCCAGCTGCTCATTGATGGACTGGACCTTGTCGGCATACTCCTGCTCCAACTGAATGCGCTTCTGATTGGCGGATTCCTGAACCTCCTGCACATCGGCGATGTACTGCTGCTGAGCCTCATAGATCTCCTTCTCCAGCTGATAGACCTTCAGATCCATCTCCTCGCGCTCTTCCGTACCGGCTGCATACCGGCTCTGGACGCGCTTATAGGCCGCCAGTTCATCGGCAAGGCTCATGCGACCGTAGTTCTTTTCCTTCTCGATCCAGTCCATGGAGTTCTGATAGGACTCGTCCACAAGCTGGTTACGAAGGGTGTAGACCTTCCGGTCGATCTCCATCCGCTCTTCGCTGCCTTCCATGTATCGGGACTGCATCCGCTCATAGGCGGCCAATTCCTCCTCGGTGCTCAGGCGGTTGTAGTATTTCTCCTTCTCGATCCAGTCGATGGAGGCCTGATAGGTGGACGCCACCAGTTCATTTTGAAGTCGATAGACCTCACGGTCGATCTCCTTGCGCTCCTCAGAACCGGCTTTGTACTGCTTCTGAAGATTCTCCCATCCGGCCAGCTGATCTTTCAGGCTCAGCTCGTCGTAATAGGTCTTCTCGTCGACCCAGTCCTTCCAGGCGTCGATACCCTTGTTGCTGACATCGATAACTTCCCCAATCATGTTGGAGGTCGCCTGGGCGGCCGGGACGATGCTGTTGTTCACGCCAATGGCCAGACCCTCGCCGATGTTCTCGCCCAGGTAGATAAACTCCCGGGAAGGAGAATGACTGTCCAGGGCCTTCTTCGCCGCGTTGAGCGCGGCCAGACCCAGGCTGCGACCCGCAGAACTGGAGGCACTGAACTTAGACCGGATACCATTGACGAAACCCTGACCGGCATTCTCGCCAGCGGTCTCGAACTCGGGTTTCATACTGTTGATTTTGGACGCGGCCGCCGTAACCACCGTCCCCATCGCTGTTTTCACAGTGTTGGAGGACGAGGTGATCGTGGTTCCAATGTTTCGCATCATCCCCTCGATCGCGTCTTCAATCACAATGACTTTGGTATCCACAATGTTTGCCATCGACTCCACGAGCGTCTCCATGGCGGAACTCGCCACGGAAATGTTTGATGTGATGGAGCCGCTGACTGAAGACAACATGCTGACCACGGCGCTGTTAATGGTGTCGCCGCAGTTGTAGAAGGCCTCGATGAACCCGGAGATCCCGGTATCACCCATCTTCTTCATACTGTCGGCGAAATTAGTCAGACCGTTGGTATTGATGCCATTGACGCCCTCCGCCAGGTCGATCAAATCCCAGACCTGGGTAATGACGTCGGATAGTTTGCCAATGTCGATGCCGGAAACCTCATTGTAGTAATCCTTCATAGAGGAGCCAAACTTAGAGATATCCGCGCCGAAGGAGGCCAAAGTCTGGTCTCCGCCGAACCACTGGTCAAACAGACTGCTGTCGGGAAGACCTGTCGCCAGATTGGACAGAGCGCTTGCAGCATTGGCCGAGGCCGTCACCGCTTCCGGTTTCACGTCCTTGATGGCCTCCGCATAGGCGGCCAGATCCGCTCCAAAGGCAGTAAGGTCATCTCCAAATGCGGCAAGATCGGTTCCTCCTGTGAAGAAGGAGACCAATCCGCCGGTATTGGGCAGCGTGTTCGCCAGTTCCACCAGGGCTTGCCCGGCAGAGGCAGAGCTCTCCACTGCGGTCGGATTGATGTCAGCCACAGCATCGCTGTAAGACTTCATCGCCGCGCCGAAGGGGATAATGCCGGCGGCAAAGGTTGCCAAGTCATTGCTTCCATTGAAGAAAGCCATGACGCCGCCCACCAGGGGGAGAGACTCTTGCAGCTTTGCCAGAGACTGAGCGGCCACCGCAGAGGCAGTAATAGAGTTTGCGTTAATTTCGGCCACGGCATCGCCATAGGATTTCATGGCTGCGCCAAAGGGCACGATACCCGCCGCGAAAGTGCCAAGGTCATTGCTCCCATTGAAGAAAGCCATGACGCCGCCAACATTGGGCAAATCGGCCTGGAGCTGCGCCAGGGACTGGGCGGCAACGGCGGAGGCAGTAATGGCCTCAGCCTTAATATCCGCCACAGCCTCACCATAAGATTTCATAGCTTGCCCGAAGGGGACAATCCCTTCTGCAAATTTACCGAGGTCATTTCCTCCCGTGAAGAATTCCATGACCCCACCGACCTGCGGCAAAGTAGCCTGGAGTTTTGCCAGGGACTGGGCCGCGACTCCGGACGCCTCAACAGCGTCGGCGTTGATGCCGGCCACAGCCTCGCCATAGGACTTCATGGCCTCGCCGAAGGGGATAACACCCTCCGAGAACTTGCTGAGGTCGTTCCCACCGGTAAAGAACTCCATGATGCCGCCCACATTGGGAAGGGATGCTTGCAGTTGAGCCAGCGCCTGAGCCGCCACAGCCGAGGCGGATACAGCCCCGGTGTCAATACCGGAAACGGCATCGCCATAGGATTTCATCGCCTCTCCAAAGGACAGAACGCCATCGGCAAATGTTCCGAGATCATTCCCACCGGTGAAGAACTCCATCACTCCACCCACACTGGGAAGAGATGCCTGGAGCGCGGCAAGCGCCTGAGCCGCAGTCACAGAGGCGGATACCGCCCCCGTATCCATTCCGGTCACAGCATCAGCATAGGCCTTCATGCCCTCGCCAAAGGGAAGCAGACCATTCGCAAAGGTCTCCAAATCGTTCCCACCGGTAAAGAAGTCCACTACGCCGCCGATATTGGGCAGAGAGCTTTGCAGTTCCGCCAATGCTTTCGCCGCGGTCGCGGAGGCCGTGACTGCTTCGCTGTCCATACCGGTCACACTGTCGGAATAGGCCTTCATCGCCTCTCCGAAAGGCGCCAACTGGTCGCCGAAGGTTTCCAAATCGTTGTCACCAGTGAAGAAAGTGACCAGACCTCCGGTATTAGGGATAGTCTTTGCAAGCTCTACCAGGGTTTTGCCGGCAACAGCCGAGTTGGCAACGGCATCGCCATCCAGGCCGCTGACCGATTTTGAATAATTCTTCATGGACTCACCGAAGGAGACCAGCTGCTCTCCGAAGGTTGCCATGTCATTGTCGCCGGCGAAGAAGGCGACAGCACCCCCTGTGTTCGGAAGTGTCGCTGCCAGTTCCGACATGGCCTGACCAGCAATGGCGGAGTTCTTTACCGCGTCCACATCCAACCCGGTCACAGCGTCGGAATAGGCTTTGATTGCTTCACCGAAGGGCACCAGCTGATCGCCAAAGGCGCTCATATCATTGTCGCCGGTGAAGAAAGCAACAGCTCCTCCTGTGTTCGGAAGTGTAGCCGCCATTTCTGCCATAGCCTTACCTGCGGTAGCCGCATTGGTCACAGCATCGGTATCCAGCCCCTTGATGCTTGCCGCAAACTTCATCATGGACTCGCCGAAACCAACCAGCTGGTTTCCAAACTCGCCCATATCATTCTCCCCGGCAAAGAAACCAACAATGCCGCCACTGTTGGGCAGCGTCGCGGCCATCTCTGCCAAGGTTTTTCCAGCGATTGCCGCCGTGCTGACCAAATCACCGTCAAGCCCGGTAATACTGTTGGAGAACTGTACCATCGCCTCGCCGAAGGGGACAAGCTGCTCGGCAAAGTCGGATAGGGAAGAACCTCCAGTCAACCAAGAGGTCAGGCCCTCCAGCAAATCGGCAGCTGAAATAAGCAGAATCGCCTCAGTAAGTGCTTTAACACCGTCCAGCATGGAGGCGTCGATACTCTTTGCTCCGTTGATAAACGGCTGCACATTGGTCATAAATGCTCCGAGGTCGGCACCGATCTGCGGGAAGGAGCTGGAAACGCCACTCATAAATCCGCCGACAATGCCTCCGACGAATCCGCCAATAGCGTTGCCGATGGTCTGCAACAGCTTACCGCCTTCCCCGATCAGCCAATCAAGGCCCGGAATCTGAGCCAAGCCGCCAATGGCCGCCAGCACAACAGCGAGTTCGGCCATTACCACGCCAAGGCCGAGCACCCCCACCATAGCAGAGGGGATCAGACCGGCCAAAGCGCCAAGGGCCACCATGATGCCGCTGAGAAGTCCAATCCCGGCAATCCCCTTCAGAAGTGCATCGGTGTCGATGCTCCCCAAAGCAGATACGATTCCAGAGAAGAAGGACATCAACAGATTAACCGCCGATTGGATCAGTGTCGGAAGATTGCGCGCCAAGCCATCGATGATTTCGATCAGGAACAGCATGATGGAGTCAACGATCTGCGGTGTATAAGTCGCCAAAGCAGCGAGGACGCCGGCAACCAGCTCTAAAGCGCCGTCAGCGATGGCTGGAACACATTCGACCAAAACATCGACCAATGTGAGAACCAACGCTTTAACCGCGTTCCCGATTGCCGGGGCCCCATTGGTAACGACCTCGGCAAAGGCGATGACTGCCTCGCCCAGTTGCTGAGCAATCGCGGGAATCAACGCGGCAATACCGGTGATGATGGACGTCAATCCGGCCACAATGATGGTCACGCCGGCGCCCAAAGAAGTAGCCAGGCCCGTAATACCGACCGCGATGGCAGTTAATCCGGTTCCCACAAGGAGCAGCCCCGCGCCAAGGCCAGCAATGCCAACGCCGATCAAAGCGAAAGCGCCGCCCAGTCCGAGAATGGTGGGGAGCAGAGGGGTCAAGATCGCGCCAGCCGCGCCAATTACGGTAAAAGCGCCAGCAACTGTGATCAGTCCCTTTGCGATGGCCTCCCAACTCATACTTCCAAGGGTAAAGAGCACAGGGGTCAGGACGGCCAGAGCGCCGGCGGCCACGAGCATGGCTGCGGAGCCGGCCAGTGTTCCGTTCATGAAATTCAGACCGATTGCCAGTTCAGCCAAAGCGCCGCCCATGGCGACAAGACTCTTTGCGATGCCTTCCCAGCTCATACCGCCCATTTTCCCAAGGGCTTCCGCCAGGACATTCAGTGCCGCTCCAACTGTGACAAGTCCAGCGCCGGTAGCAATCAGGTTCTTCGGCATGGCCCGCATAGCGATGGCTACTTCCGCCAACGCGCCGCCCATCGCCAGAAGACCCTTACCGATCTTCTCCAAAGACATGCTGCCAAAGTCCGCCATGGCGGAGGCAAATATCTTCATGGCCGCGCCAATCTCAATCATAGCAAGGCCGGTGGAGATAAGCCCCTGTGCATTTCCGGTCAGTTTGGTAAAGGCAGTGATCTCCAGAAGAAGAGCCCCGATAGAGCTCAGCCCTTTGACCAATTCGCCCACATCCATCTGCCCAAAATCCTTACAGGCCGAGGCAAAGACCTTCATAGCGCTGGCCAGAACCAGGATTCCGGTCGCAGTAGTCACAGCGCCCTTGTTAATGGTGACCTTTTTGGTGAACAGAGAAACCTCTGTCATCAGGACTCCGACGCCAGTCAACCCCTTCGCCAATCCGGCGAAGTCCAACTGCGCCAAATCGATACAGGCAGAGGCAAGCAATTTGATTGCGCCGGCAAAGACGACCATCTGAGCAGAACCCTTGATAACGGTGCCAGAACCGCTCCCCAGAACTTTGGCAGCGGCCACCATCGCGGTCATCAGCCCGGCAATCCCGGTAAGCGCAACCACCATCTGTTCCGGCTCAATGTCGGAGATTTTCTTCAGAGCAGAAGCCAGCAGAAGAATTGAAGTAGATACTCCAATCATGGCCGTAGTGCCCTTGATGACCCCCTTGACCTCTCCACTGATACGGCTGAAGACTGCCATAGACGCCATCAATTCTGCGAACAGTACAGTGATGGCCCCAAGAGAGGCTGTCAGTTTACTGCTGTCAATCAGAGAGATAACCACAATCGATGCCGCAAGAATGGCAATGGCTGATGCGATTTTCAGAAGAGTTCCGGCCTTCAACTGTGTCTGATAGGCCTCGAAACAGCCGCGCACACCATCCAGAATGCCTTTCACATTATCAAGAAGGCTGCCAACATCGTCGAAAGACTTCGTCAGGCTGTTCATGAACTTGGTAATACCAATGGCGATACCACCTAGAGAAATGCCATTCAGCAGGTCAATAATTCCGCTGAAATCAGCATTGCCGATGGCATCAATCAGTGTGGCAGACAAACCGCCAAGTACGCCGATAATGCCGCTGGCAATAGTCTTTACCCCGTTAAAGAGACTCTGAAGCATGCTCAGGAATTTACTGTTCCCAATAGCGGAGTCCATGGTGTTCACAGCGTCGTCAACACCAAATCCAAGACTGCTCACCGCATCGATAACCTGGCCAATTCGGGTTTGGATACGCTCAAGCAATGCCTGAAACGCCTCAAAGCCCGGAACGGCAAAGACGTCTCCAATAAATCCAATGAAACTTTTAATTCCAGACGCAATAAAACCCAGAACATCAGAGATGCCCTGGGCGACCTTATTAAAAATCTCACCTTTCTTTGCCGCGTCGTTGATACCGGTCAAGAAATCGCCAATCGTTGCTGTCGCTGTGAGAAGCCCATCTGCAAGGGAGCCAACACCGCCAGCCATAGGCATGATGGCATTGACCACTGCCACGATTGCTTGACGGCCCAAATCCAGAATGGAGAAGAGGCCTTTGAAGGTTCGCTGCAATTTATCTGCTGTTTCATCCGAGATAGTCAAATGCTCAGAAAAGTTTCGCAATGTCTCAGTAAGTGCATATAACTGGTCAGAAGTGGCAGGCGGGAAAATATCACGAAATGCATCTTTGATTGGCGTGATAACACTGACCAAACCCTTGGCTGCATTCCAAATCGATTCGATCAGATTTTCCCGACCAGACGGTTTCAAGATTTTCTCCGTGAACTCGTCCATGGAAATGGAGCCATCTCGAAGGCCATCTGCCAGTGTTTCGATCTGCTCTACCATCTCGGAGGTATATCCAGCAGCTTTGCGCTCCTCCTGGGACATGCCAGACATTTTCCCCTGAAGGTCAAAGACGGCATCCGACAAAGTTTCAGAGGATATTACTCCATCTGTCAAACCCTGCTTCAGCGCATCAGTGAAACTCTCGGAATCGGCCACCAACTGGTCAAAAGCGTCGCCGCTTTCTCTGGCCACTGTCTGGATTGACTCGATAAAGCCTGCTTCGTCGGCGATACCCTGGTCCAGCAACTGTTTCCAGCCCGAACTTAATCCGCCACTGAGAAACTCATTTCTCGCCTGAGCAGACTCACTAATGACGCCGCCAATGGTGTTGGAAATTTCAGTAAGCAGCTCCTTGGCTTCTTCAAAGTCGCCAACCAAAATTTCCCACGTCGCGGTCCATCCGGACTGTGCACTCTCCTTTAAGGTGTCCCACAACTGCGTGAAAGTCTTTACTTTGGTAGCAGCGTCTTCAGCCGTCTGCGCCATCTGCGCAATTTCTTTTGCCTGAGCCTCCGTAAACCCCTGCTGAATCAAATCCGCCTCGCTATATGCGCCGGCAAACTGCTTCAGGGTTTCGGTAAGTACCTCAGTGGTAAGCCATTCGCCCCTGGTGAGGGACTCCCGGAAAGAACCGTACATGTTGATGGCATTTTCCGCCCCGGTACCCAACAATTCAGATGTCCGAACCAGAGCATCCTGGAATACCTTGCCCCCCATGCCGGCATTGACGACCGAGTTCCAGTCCATCAAAGAGACTTTTCCTGCGGCCAGTGCCTGCGAAAGCTGATACATCGCCGTGGATGCCTGCTGAGAAGTGGAACCCGAAACAGCGGCCAGGTTGGCAATACCCTTGATGGAGTCCACCGAGGTCTGAAGATCTACGCCAGCCGCAGTAAAGGTTCCGATGTTCCGGGTCATCTCGGTGAAGTTGTAGATCGTTTTATCCGCATAGGTATTCAGCTCGTCCAGCGCTCGGTTCACCTGTTGAAGATTGGTGCCCTCATGCTGGGTATTAGCCAGGATCGTCTGAATTGCGCCGATTTGGGTTTCATACTCCTGAAAACCAGTTTTGATCGGGTCGATCGTAAGGGCGGATACAAGCTGCTTACCTGTATTTATGGCGGAATTTGTGATATTGGAAAGAGCCGTCATGGCAACGACTTCAAACGCCGAGAACTTCGCCCGAACCGTCTCGACGGAACTGCTAAGGGCGGACATATCGCACTTCTTCGCAGCGGTGCCCAGGTTCTCAAGGCCTTTGGCAGCACCGTCCAGATCCAAACCCCGTTTGAGTTTGTCGAGTGTTGACAAACTGGTTTGCACATTTTGCTCAAACTGCCTGTTGTCAAATCGCATCTCGACGACTCTCTCGTCGATGGTCCTGCTCATGACCGCGTGACCTCCTTCCAAGCATAGTTCGCTATTTGGTCAAAAATGGGCTGGATAGCAGGGTTGATGTAATCTCTTCCCTGTACCCAGCCTCCGGTCCCAGTGCCGTGTCCGTATTGCAGGATAATGGCAATGGGAACTCCATTTTGAATGTTTGAATTGTGAAACGAGATGGTGACCGTGTTGTTCTTGTTGGTGATCTCGTAATACCAGGATGCTGCCGTTTCTCCGGAGTCGACAGGCGTTGCAGACGCAAGGGCGGCCACTCCTTCTCGGCCAAATTTATCCAAATCGCCGAGATGAACAGCTTCCTTTGCTCTTTCCAGAAATCGGGTCAGCTTGGAAAAATCGCCCTTGTGTCTGAAACGAATCACTGCCGGCTCCTCCTATCATCCAATTTTCTTAGGCCAGTTCTTGAGCGCCTCGACCAGCTTGTCATATCCCAGCATGGCCGCGTAGGCGGATAAAAGTCCGACCACAACGGCTGCAAACACCAAATACCAAGTAATCGCGATCCCTTGAATCTGCGCATAAGCGGCGCCAGCGGCCAGGGTCAGCACCTCAGCCACAATAAGCGCAAGGAAATTCGTGGGGATCTTATCCCACGTCACGGTCTTGAACACCTGCACTATGAGGTTGGTCAGGATCGTGACCCCGCCAATAATCATCAGCAGTGTTGAAATGACTTCCGTATAATTCATGTTGTCTCCTCCTTAAATCGCTGGGCTCTCCACGGAGCCTACCGGCGTCTGTGAAACATTCACGTTGAAATTCGAGGCCTTTGCGGTCTCAAAAGTGATGCCGCCTTCCCGATGGTCCGATTTGCACAGGTTCAAATAGAAACTGCACACCACGCCATGTGCTGTCCAGGGGAGCCCAACCATAGCGCCGATCCAAGGAAGCGCCCCCATATACCCTTTGTAGACACAGTAAAAAGCCAATAAAAAACCGCCGATCGTCACGATCCACAGGAGCGGACGAATGTCAGCGATCATCCATTTTGAAAACTGTGTAAGATCGGGTTTCCTTCCGGCTTTGCCTCCGGCACGGCTTTTCTTACCTTTCATCATGCAAGCCCCACCATCTGCGCAAACCGATAGAAAAGCTGGGCCGCCTGCTCTCTTGTCAGGCCGGACGGCCACATCATATTCGGCTTTCCGTCAACCGTGGTGCCATTTCCGGCAAAGAGCCCCACATTTTCAGCCCACACCCGAGCCTCTTCAGACCAGGTGCCGCAGTTATTGTTCTGAAGACCCTTGAGATAATTTGTCATGGCTGTACCAAACATCTCATTAAATTTCGTTTGATCCATATCGTCGTCCTCCCCAGATAGTTTTGCGTTGACCTCGGCGGCGATCTGCCCGTGCCGGTTGTAAAGCCAGTCTCCGGGGCAAGCCTTTGCTGCAAACCAGCGATGAACAGTCATGTTCTGCTTGTCCACCTGACCGATCAGCGACTTATCACCTTTCCAAAGCAGTTTCTTGATGCCATTTCTCTGACAGATGTCCACAAGAAGGGCAATCAAAGAATTGTAGGCCGCATCAGATACCGGCCACCCCTGGTCGGCTCCGCCGTTGTTTGCCACCTCAATCGTGATGGCGCGGTTATCATTAGAACTGGAAGAGGTGCACCAGGAACGGTTGCACTCCTCCACATAGAGACCGATCCTGCCATCGCTTCCGATTCCATAGTTACTGCTCGCTTTCCGACTCGGATTGGCGAAAAGATTGCCGCAGGTTTCCACAGTCAGGTCCCCCGCCATACAGTGGATCGAAATCGTGTCGATCACATGATTCCGCTTTCCGGAATGATTGGGCGACAGCTTTGTGTAGGAAACCAATGGACTGTTGCTCATTGCAAATACGCCCTCCTTTCCGGCATATTGGTCATAATATTTCTGTCCGTAAGAGGCTCGCCTGGCCTTAGCCGTTTCGCTCTGATCTGCGGGGCGTTCAAACTGCACCAGCACCGCATCGGAGGCTGCCCGGACAGATGTTGCGGTCTTCAAGATGCTGACCAGAGAGGTATAACTCTCAGTCAGTTCCTTCCACAGAAAATCCAACTGCATCTCCAAATCGCCAATGCTCTTTCCTCTGCTCAGAGCAAAAGCGAGAAGATTCTGCTTTCTGCTCCAGAACGTCCACTGAGCAAGGCCGTAGCCGGCGCTGTCGTGAACAAAATCCTGATAGATTCCGGCGTCAATCTGAGCGGTGTAATCCGTATCAGACATTCCAAGTTTCTTTTCGTAGGTGTTCTGGAGGTTGGTTGACTTCAAACCGCTCTCGGCGTAGAGGTTCCCCATCAGGCCGGCCACTCCGCAGTCCGAGAGGCCTTTCTTCTTGAAGAAACTCCAAATGGTTGCTTCCGACATGAATATCATCCTCTCGAATGTGTTCTCTTCCTGCGCGCGGCATTCAGCGCACGGTTCTGCGCGAAGATCTCCTTCTGGCTCATTTTCTTCTGCGGCCCATTCTTCGCGTTGCATACATTGATTAGCGTCATGAGCCGGTTCAAATGCCACTTCTGGCACTCAAAGGGAATCTGATGGGAAATCATCCAGTAATAGATGATTTCCGCTGTGACAATCTCATTGCTTGACCGCCCTCGCTGTCTCTTGGCAAAGGTGGTGGCCGTCATGGAATCGTCGATATAGGCGTTGACCGTTTTCAGGATCTGAGGCGTAATAGCGGTGTAGACATTGGGGTCCACATTCTGGGTCAAAGTCATGCACCGGATATAGTCGATCTGCTCCTCCTGGGTCTTCTGCTTTCGGGACAAATAGGGTTTATGCCACTTTGACTCCCATTTTGAAAGGGAGACCAGAGAGTGTTCCAGTCGAAGCACCTGCTTCTTGGTCGTGATAAAACAGCCATTCGCCTCGTCATACTGCTCGGTTTCCGGTATCACAATTTCCAGCATCTCTGATCTCCCCAGTCATACTCAGTTCTGAGGAGCCGGAGAGCTAGGAGGAGTCTGAGACTTCTTCCCCTGGGGGATGATGCCGTTGATGAACCTGGCGGCAGCCTCCGCGTCAGTAGCCAGTTCCATAAACAGATCACTGTACGCTTCGGTCTGAGCAAAGGCGTCCCGCAGCTCCTGGTTCTTGATAAAGCGCTTCCCATCAGGGGACTTCTCACCGTAGGCCCGCAGGATAACATCCTTGAAGACGGCAATGATCTGCTTCCCATCCTTGGCCGCAACGATGCGATTGATCATCTCCACCAGACCGCCGTCCACGGAAAGTTCCATCTCGGTCACTTCGGCCTGAGTCAGATTGAAGTAGAAGTCCTCGGTACGAGAGGCACCATTGTAGTCGTTGTAAGTTCTTGTTAATTTCAGCATTACAGTTTTTCTCCTTTCAAAAATAAAAGAAAGCGGAGCCCTCGGTGAAGAGAGCCCCGCTTTGCGGTTTGGTTACTTAGGCCTCCAGAGTCAGGCCAGTCAGGGTGTAGGTCTTGGTAACGGAAGAGCCGTCCTTGGTGGAAATCACCTTAATGCTCTGAGTGGTGTTGCTCTTGATCGGCAGGACGATATTCTTGTTCGCATCCAGAGTCACGGGGGCCTTGGTGCCGCCCACCAGCTCCACGGTGGTAACGGCGTCCGCCGGGGTCACATCAAACTTCAGAGCCAGGTAATGACCCTCCTGCTCAGAGGTCTTGCTGCTGAACCCGGTATAACCGGTCACATGCTTCAGGCTGCCGGAGATGCCATCCTCGCCGACCACAACATTGCTCTGAAGATCAGAGACCTTCTTGCCGAGCAGAGTGGCGTCGGCGCTCTCAGCGGAGGTAACCACGGTAACGGCACTCTTGAGCAGTTCGATGACCTCCTCAGGCAGAGGCAGACGAGGCTCCTCGGTATCCGTACCATACAGAATATCCTCCAAAGCCTTCAGCTTGGCCGGATCAGCCTTGGTAGAGGTGATGATCAAACGGGCAGTGGGCTTAAAGCCGGGCACATCCACAGGAGTCGTGGTGACCTCCCAGCTGGGGTTGATGGGTTCGGGAGAGTCATTGACCGTCTGATAACCCCGCTCAGAGGGAGAGGCCAGACCGCCATAAACCAGATGCAGCTTGTAGCCGTGGTCCTGACCGTCAACGTCATTACCCAGCTTGGTGCGGTAGCTCAGGCCAAAGACCTTACGGTTCTG